GCAACAGTCTATCAGCAGGCTAATACTATAGAAACTGAAACTCTATATATTGATTCTTTTGTATATAATACTGATATACCGGTTCTTGGTGGTAATTCAAGTCCATCACTATCAATACATATCAATCAGTTATATACTTCTGAGGAAGTTAAGTGGGTAAATCCAGATTCTTATACCAGTAAGTATGCTTTTGTGGGAACTGCTCCGTCAACTTTTAGTATAAATGCTAATACCGGAGTAGTAAGTGCTACAGAAGCAGAAGTTTCTCAAGAATTAAAAGCTAATGTAAAAGTAGATGTATCAAGTCCAAGTTGGAATGGATCTTCTACTCTAACTAAATCAGCTCAAGCTGAGGTAGCTCAACCTGCTGGTACTGTGATCTATGATACTCCAGTTATAACTATATCATATCCTCAAGTTCCAGCAAAGGGGGGTACTGTATCTCCTACTATACAAGTAACACAAGCTTGGGGTTGGAATGATGACTATGATGAGGGAGTAAATACATTTAATCTAAATACCCTTCCAGCTGGTAGCTATTCATTTACTAACACTACTTCTACAACTAATGGTAATGTCACCTTAGCTTCAAAGGGTACAACTATATCTGGGGTTACAGTGGGTAAAACCGTAACTTTTACCGTAACTCTTAATGGAAAGAGTGCTAACAAGCAAGCTAATGTTAATCAGCAAGCTAACTCAATAGATAGTGTTGCTGTTACGTTTGGATGGCATAATAATACTAATTCAGTAGCTGCAAGTGGTGGTAGTTTAGTGGTAGATGTGGCAGTAAAAAATACATATACTTCTACCAGTACAAATACAGTATATCCTTCTGCTACTGATGCTGGTATTTCTTTAACTGTATCAGGAGTATCTGGAGCTACTGTTTCTAAAGCTACTATAACTGTACCAAACAGGGGTTCAACTGTGGGACCAGCTTTAACTGGTACTGTAACAGGAAATTACAATGGTACAAACTCTGGTAACAGTTTAACCTTTACTCAAGCAGAGAATAGAGTAACTAAATTGGAAGCTGGTGTTAGTGATCCTAATACTTCTACTGTACATTTCTATTACAATAATAATCCTATCCCGGCATCAGGTGGAACTGCAACAGTAGTTGGTAATGGTAAGGGGGTTCTTACATTTTCTAGTGGTTCAGTAGTAACGGAAACAACCTGGAGTGGTCAAAGTAAATATGGTGGAACATTATCTGTTGGTAGAACCTTTAGTATGACCAATGGAAATGGGTTTACCATAAATACTACTAATGGTTCTGTAACTGCAGCTAATAGAGGTACAACAGTAGGAGCTGTAAGAAATTCCAATGTAATAACCTCTGAATTAACCTTGACATTTACTTACCCCGCTTCAATGGGTAGTACTAAAGTAAAGGGTTCAATCAGGGGTACTCAAACAATAAGCCAACAAGCTAATCAAATTACAGCTTATGGAAATCCAACCGGTGGATCGTTAACTGTAAATGATATCCCAGCATCAGGTGGTACAATTAGTTCTGGTACTATAGGTGGAACGGTATCTCAAACTAGAACCTATACTTCTGGTTCTAATGATACCTATTCTCAAGCTACTCCAACTAATGGTACATATAGTGCAGGTATATCTGGATCTAACCTTGGTACTACTGTAACCAGCAGAACTGCTAAAGGTACTCTAACTTATTCCTATACTTTAAATGGGAAATCAGGTAGTATATCTGCAACAGTCTATCAGCAGGCTAATACTATAGAAACTGAAACTCTATATATTGATTCTTTTGTATATAATACTGATATACCGGTTCTTGGTGGTAATTCAAGTCCATCACTATCAATACATATCAATCAGTTATATACTTCTGAGGAAGTTAAGTGGGTAAATCCAGATTCTTATACCAGTAAGTATGCTTTTGTGGGAACTGCTCCGTCAACTTTTAGTATAAATGCTAATACCGGAGTAGTAAGTGCTACAGAAGCAGAAGTTTCTCAAGAATTAAAAGCTAATGTAAAAGTAGATGTATCAAGTCCAAGTTGGAATGGATCTTCTACTCTAACTAAATCAGCTCAAGCTGAGGTAGCTCAACCTGCTGGTACTGTGATCTATGATACTCCAGTTATAACTATATCATATCCTCAAGTTCCAGCAAAGGGGGGTACTGTATCTCCTACTATACAAGTAACACAAGCTTGGGGTTGGAATGATGACTATGATGAGGGAGTAAATACATTTAATCTAAATACCCTTCCAGCTGGTAGCTATTCATTTACTAACACTACTTCTACAACTAATGGTAATGTCACCTTAGCTTCAAAGGGTACAACTATATCTGGGGTTACAGTGGGTAAAACCGTAACTTTTACCGTAACTCTTAATGGAAAGAGTGCTAACAAGCAAGCTAATGTTAATCAGCAAGCTAACTCAATAGATAGTGTTGCTGTTACGTTTGGATGGCATAATAATACTAATTCAGTAGCTGCAAGTGGTGGTAGTTTAGTGGTAGATGTGGCAGTAAAAAATACATATACTTCTACCAGTACAAATACAGTATATCCTTCTGCTACTGATGCTGGTATTTCTTTAACTGTATCAGGAGTATCTGGAGCTACTGTTTCTAAAGCTACTATAACTGTACCAAACAGGGGTTCAACTGTGGGACCAGCTTTAACTGGTACTGTAACAGGAAATTACAATGGTACAAACTCTGGTAACAGTTTAACCTTTACTCAAGCAGAGAATAGAGTAACTAAATTGGAAGCTGGTGTTAGTGATCCTAATACTTCTACTGTACATTTCTATTACAATAATAATCCTATCCCGGCATCAGGTGGAACTGCAACAGTAGTTGGTAATGGTAAGGGGGTTCTTACATTTTCTAGTGGTTCAGTAGTAACGGAAACAACCTGGAGTGGTCAAAGTAAATATGGTGGAACATTATCTGTTGGTAGAACCTTTAGTATGACCAATGGAAATGGGTTTACCATAAATACTACTAATGGTTCTGTAACTGCAGCTAATAGAGGTACAACAGTAGGAGCTGTAAGAAATTCCAATGTAATAACCTCTGAATTAACCTTGACATTTACTTACCCCGCTTCAATGGGTAGTACTAAAGTAAAGGGTTCAATCAGGGGTACTCAAACAATAAGCCAACAAGCTAATCAAATTACAGCTTATGGAAATCCAACCGGTGGATCGTTAACTGTAAATGATATCCCAGCATCAGGTGGTACAATTAGTTCTGGTACTATAGGTGGAACGGTATCTCAAACTAGAACCTATACTTCTGGTTCTAATGATACCTATTCTCAAGCTACTCCAACTAATGGTACATATAGTGCAGGTATATCTGGATCTAACCTTGGTACTACTGTAACCAGCAGAACTGCTAAAGGTACTCTAACTTATTCCTATACTTTAAATGGGAAATCAGGTAGTATATCTGCAACAGTCTATCAGCAGGCTAATACTTGGGTGGACAATAGGATGACATTGTCAGTTAGCAGTACTTCTATTGGTGCTAGTGGAGGAACAGTAACTTTACATACAGGGGTATATAGAATGTATACTTCTAGGACTGAAGGTTTAGTTGGAAATGACTTAGTTACAAGTTGGTCTGGATCAGCTACTGGGTTTACTTTAAGTGGTTTTAGTTTGACTGCAGCTAATAGAGGTACAACGGTAGGAAATGCAAGGTCTATAACTATAACTGCTACTTATGCTCATTTAACTTCTAATTCAGTAACTGTTACCCAAGCTGCTAATTCTCTCACTTGGAATAATCCAGTAATTACATTTTCTTATCCAGGTGATATCCCAGCATCAGGTGGTACTATAACTCCTACAGTTAGTATAACTCAATCTGGTAGTTATAGTTCTGGTTCCCCAGCTTCAAATACTACTATTGTTTCTAAATCATTCTCTGGAACAGGGGTTAATGCTTCAACTGGGGCTTATACTGCAAGTTCTCTTGGTACTACTGTTAAACCAAGGACTAACCTTGTAACCGCTACTGTTACAGTAACTGCACAAGGAAAAACTGCATCTACTAATGCTGGAATTTGGCAAGCAGAAAATGCTAAAACTGGGTATAAAAATATAACCATAAACCAATTTTTTTATATGGATATACCATATAGTGGTGGGACAGTATCTCCAAATTCAGATGTTGAATATGATACCACCTATACTTCTGGTGCTACTTTAAATAACCATGGGCTTCCTCCAGAACATACAGCAACTTATATATGGACTGGTAGTAAACCAAGCTGGGGTACTTTAAGTTCAACCACTGGTAATGTTACGGCAACCTCAAACTCGGGCTTATCAAGTAGATCAACTTCTGTTAGTATGGAAATCCTATATAATGGGTCTGCTATTGGGGTAAGTGCTTCTACTACTGTTACTCAAAAGAGCCAAGGTAAAGTATCAGTAACTTTAAGTATATCACTGAATATTTATGGAGATGGCTCAATTAATGCTAGTAGAGCTGTAAATGATAGTCTAGATGTTGGGTGGACCCAACATGATGACATGGGAAATGGATCTGATAACTTTGCTAATCTATCAGTGGGACAAAGCTCAGTTAGTATTATGAGTATGAACTCAAGTTGGCCAAGCTACAGTATATTCCAAGTTAATGCGCAAAGTAGTCCACCTTGGGTTAGTAGTAACTGGTCTTACTATTGGTAATAAATTTTTAACTAAAACTCAACTATCATGACAAAAGAAAATCTTTGGCAAGTAATTATCGGTATGTTAGTTACTGCAATCTTTGGAGTACTTCTTCCAATGAAATGGGCTGCTATATTTCCGGCTTTTTTAGTAGCAATTATCTGGGCTGGTATCAAACAGACTTCAGGTAAAAAATATCCTAACAAAGATGGAGAAATGGTTGAACCAAAATTTTGGAAAGACTTTGTTCCAGTAATGGCTGGGGCATTGGTAATATATTTAGTAGTTGTAATACTTTAAACTCTCTAGAATATGCCTATTTTTAGGGATATAAGTAGTTTCACAACCCTTACTAATGACCAGATAAAAGAAAAGGTAGCTTCAGGGTGGAAACCATATACACAGGTATCTACTACTGAAAAGGTTGATTTATATGACTTCTTGAGTTTAGTAGATCTTTCGGCTATCTATAAAGCTATTGAAGAGGTTAAAACCGAGATAGAAGAGGATATCCAACCAAAATTAGATAACCTTCAAACTCAAATCACTTCTAACGATACTGATATCACTAATTTAAATAATAACAAGAAAAACAAACAAACTTTTTCTTCAGGTGATACAGTAACTTCAATATCTGGTGGTCAAACTATAGAGGTAACTGGAACTGCTAAAATAACCTGTAATGTCAATGCAGCTACATTTACTGAGTTGCAAGATACTGCTTATCTAATGGCTCTTGGAAAAACAGAAGTAGAATTTACTTCTAATAAGGGAGCTTTATTTATTAACTATGAAAATACTCAACTTCCAACTGGTGGTACTAAATGCTACAAATTAGTAAGATCTACCCAAGGTAATCAAACTAATATCTATATAGATGTAGATTCTTATATACCAGTTGGTGGAGCTTATGAAATTGTGATTTCAGCTAACAAGGGAACTTCAAGGGATAACCCATTATCTGCTAGACAAGATACTGCTATAATAACTGCAGAATTAGTAACAGGAGATATTCCATCTGGGTTAAAACCAACTCTAAGTATTACCGGAGATGGGTTTAGTCTTGATCCAGAAACTGGGATAGTAACTGCAGCTAGTAGGGGAACTACTGCTGGGGCTATAAGATCGGCTACCGTAACTGCAAGTTATGAAGATTTGGAACCAAAATCTATAACTTTGTATCAGGCAGAAAATAAGGTCACTGGGTATAGTGGTGATATAACTGTTACTACTAATATATCTTATCCAAATATAAGTAGTAGTGGTGGTACTGCTAATCCTTCGGGACCAAGTTGGACTCAGGCAGCTACATATTCTTCTGGAGCATCAGATACTGCCAATAATGTTGGTTCAGTATCTTTTGAAAAGGTTAGTGGGGATTCAGCTTTCTTGGTGGATTCTTCAGGTACTGTTTCAGTAGGAGAAAATCCAAGTTATGAAAACACCAGGTCTGTGGTAGTAAAGGCTACCATAACTAATGGTTCAGCATCTGCTACTTCTACTGATACAGTAGTACAGGAAGCTGCTACTAGATCAGATATAGAGATATCAGTTTCTATGTCTTTAAGTAGTGGGAGTATTAATTTATCAGCCCCTGCTCAAGATAGGTTATCGGTAAGAATAACAGTATTTGAAGTAGATGGTCAAGGACAATCTACTGGAGTTGGATATGATAGTATTAATTATACTATTAATCCCGGAGAAAGTAGTAAACCAGTGGTTGATAGACCCGATGCAAGTTGGACAGACTTTAGAGCTCTTATTTATGAAGTAAACGGTCAAACTTCACCACCTCTTACTTTAACCGGAGTATATACTTGGGACACTCAAGCATAATATAGAATATGGCTAGAAAAGTCAATGTAACTCTCCCTAACCTATCCGACCTTCAATTTCAAATAAAGTTGGAAGGTGATTGGGTAAGAGTGGGGCAGTTAATTGATAATCTAGCCCCGGATATTCAAAAAGCATATGATACTGCTACAAGTAAGTTTGCAAGAGCTTTACTAAGGATTGTAAAGACTTCTATTGCAACTGGTTCTCCCCCTAAAGGTTCTGGTGTATATTGGGAACCTCTTTCTGATGCTACACTGAGAAAATATGGTGATCACCCTACTTATTATTTAACCGGGTTATACCATAGATCAGTGGGATTATTTAAATATAAGTCAAGAACATTAATAGGATTACCAATAGGTAAGAAAAGGTCCTCACAAGGGGGTTTAACACTAAACCAACTTGCTTTAATCCTTGAGTATGGTACGGGGGGTAAAGGAGGAGGAAAAAGTAGAGGGACAATACCACCTCGTCCCTTGTGGGGACCTTCTTTAAAATCTATTGGTGGTAAAGAAAAATTAAGAGCTTCAATATTAACTGAACTCCGTAGAAAATTTGGTAAATACGGAATAAAACCTAATCAAGTAAAATGGTAAGTTCACAAGAGGTAATCGAAAGATCAATATATTCATCCATACTGGGGGTTACTATTGGACTTGGTTATACAGTTAACCCAGATGATTATTTACCTATAAATCAAGAAAACTCTGCAAGGTTTAAAGCTGATATAGCTAAACTAAAAAAATATGTGGGTATATTTGGTGCAGGTAACAACCAATCTAAGGGTAAGAAAATAACCCCAAGGATAGATATAAATCCAAGAGGATTTTATCCAGGAGCTATAGGTTTACCAAGAGAGCTTATAGAAAAAGAATCTGGTATAGGTTATACTGCAACTGAGATGCCTTATGAAACCATAGATCAATATATAGATATACACTTAGTATCAAATTCTCAGGAAGATATAAGATTACTCCATAGTATATTATTCTATTCGGTTCCCCAAAGGGGCTATATTAAGCCCTATACAGAAGAAAGATTTTTATTCTCTGGTAATATCTTTATTGAATTGGTAAACTTCTTTGATACCCCTAATTTGGATATGGGTATTATAGAAAAGATTTACCAATTCCAAGTATTTGATACCATAACTTATGAAAAACCAGTAGAGGGAGACCTTACACCAATCACAGATATTACTCTTCTATTGGAAGGTGAAGGTTATGAAGATAGTGTACAAATAAGTAAAAATAATCCTTAACATTTAAAACAAATAGAGTTATGCCTAACACTCCAAGAGTACAGTTCAATTTTGAGAACAACAATGTACAAAACAGTACTCCACTTCTGGGAGTATCACATGTAGTTGCTCGTACTACTAAGGGCCCATTTAATTCCCCAGACAAGGTATTCAATACCTATTCTGCTTTTCAAGAAGTGTATGGAGAAGAGATAGTTCCTGATGGTACGGTATCTAATATTCAGAAAGCTTTTGAACTTGGTTCAAAGTTACGTATTTCACGAGTAGCTGGAGTTGGTGCTACTTTAGGTAGTGCTAATATCTATACTCCGGGTGGAGAACCAGTTAAAGGTGGAGAAGCTATTATTACTTTTACTTTAGTAGACCCAACTGATAAAGCTAATACCATAGCTATGAAGGTTGGTATTAAAACTAAAGAAGCTGGTAGTCCAATCTTAGATGCAACAGGGTATAATCTTAACCGAGATTTCTATCTCCGAGTATCTAAAGGTAATGGCCCAACCAATCGAATCACTTTAACTCAGTTTAAAACATTTACTGGTACCAACAGTGATCAGGTAGCTGCAGAGAATATCTTAGCTTCTAACTTACTATTCTCTGGTGCTAACTATACTGCAAAGGGTCCAAATCCAACTGCCTTTGTAGAACCACAGGTATTACAGGACTTTGTAAACAATGTACCCAATATTCAGTTAACTTTTGTAGAAGCAGATGCTACTGATGAAACCATAGCTTCTCGTATTAAAACTATAGAAGATGTAATTGCTACTTTCCGTAATTACTCTAAATGGTATGGTACTGTAAAAGTAGGAGAAGCAGAAGTAGCAGCTAATCCACTTTACATGGTTATCAATGAGGGTACCAGTGGAAGTGATCCAGATGTTCAGAGTTGGATTAATGGGTTTGAAGCTATCAATGCTTATAATGATGGTTATCAGTTAATACTTTCTCATATCCATCAGCATCTTCCTAATTCTTATATGGAAGCTTTAGCTACTGTAGCTGATGTAGTTAAGAGTCAGTATGAAATTGTTCTCTACGTAGAAGTTCCTAAAGAAGATTCTACTGGAAATATACAAACCCCAGATAATATCATTGCAGCTTTAAAAACTTTAGAAGCTACAGTTGGTTATGCTAAAAATATAGCTTACTTTGGTGGTGGTATCAAATATTACAATGAAAATGGTGCTCTCCAGAATTGCGATGTATTGGGTACTGTATTAGGATTGGGAGATGCTTCTGCTTCTAATTATGGTCCATATATGTCATTTGCAGGTATGAACCGTGGTGTAGTAAATGATGCTCTTGGTCCAGTAACTGAAAATTTAGGAGCACCTGCTAAGATAGATAAGCTTCAGGAATTAGCTGAATGGTTCTGCAATATCTTTGTAGTAAAAGATACTCCCAATCAGGGTAAACGTACTATGCTCTGGCATAACTTTACTTCAAGTCCAAAATCTGATTCAGAAAAATTCCTTTCCATTGTACGGTTAAATCTTTATCTTAAAAAGAGTTTACGCCCCATTCTAGAAAGTTATTTGGAAGAACCCAATAACTGGACTACCTGGAAAAAGATTTACTACCAAGGCAAGGGAATCCTGGATGACTTAATAGATGTAGCTATTACAGAATATACCTGGATGGGTGACCAATTTGCTAATTCCTATGAGGATCTTCAGGTTAATAATGAAACTGATGTTCGTCAGGGTAAATATCGTTTGGTAATCAAATACAAAGATATTGTTCCCTTACAGGAAGTTACAGTGGATATTGTAATTGATGCTGCTTCTCAGTCTATTGATCTGGAAACTCAGATTCAGAATCTCTAATAACAATTAAAAACAAAGAATATGCCAGCAAAAGTAAAAAATCCTCGGAAGAAATTCCTATTCAGTGTTATATTTATAACCCACCCAATTAATCCATATTTGGTTCAGAATGTAACTCTTCCAGAAATTAGTATAGAAGAAGTTGCCCATGGTGATATTAACCGGGATGTAAAAACCGGTGGACGTATTTCAGTGGGTACTTTAACTTTACAAAAACTGGAAACTACTTCTGGATCAGATACTTGGATGTGGGACTGGTTAATGTCAGTTCAGGATCTTCTTCTGGGTGGTGGTTTAGTTCCAAGCCAGTATTGGGAAACCTGTACTATTAATGAATTGGCTGAAGATGGTGTATCAGTACTCAATAGTTGGGTATGTACAGAAGTTTGGCCAATACGTGTAAATGGTCAGGAATTAGATCGTATGAGTTCCGACAACACTCTGGAAGAAATAGAGTTCTCGGTAGGTACTATAGAAAAGTTATAAACTATTGTAAAGGGAGAGCTCAGAAATGGACTCTCCCTTTGTTCTTTTAAACCAACTCAACAAAAAGGTTAAAACATGGAAAATGATTTTTTAAATGCACGTAAATTTGAATTTACAGTGCCATCTGGTTACAAATATGTAATCAGGGAACAGAATGGGGCAGATGATGATATATTATCTAACCCAGTAGAAGCTAGAACATTACGTAATATTTCTAGATTCATTGCTGCTATTGTAGTTTCTACTGACTACACCCAGAATGGGAAATTAACAGTAGATGATGCTCATCAACTTCCGGTATTGGATAAGTACTGTATAATGTTTAATTCTCGTATGTTCTCTATGGGGGAAACAGTAGAATTTGAACATGACTGGGGTGATGGTGGTGGAGCTATTTTATATGCCCAGGATCTCAAAGAATTTCTTTTTGATTATGGGGTTCCCCCTACAGAAGAGGAATTACTAGAAAAGCCTCTAGCTATCCCCTATTATCCGAATGGCAAGAAGGTAAAGGATATAGAATTCACTACCAGTTATTCAAATAAATTTAAATTTGATGTTCTTACTGGAGAGGGTGAATCTTACATTGCTAACTTACCCGATGATAAGAGAACCAAGAATCAAGAATTGGTAGCTCGCAATCTCCATTTAGAAGTTGATGGGAAATGGGAAAAGGTAACTAACTTCAGAATGTTCTCAGTAAAGGAAATGGCTGAGATACGAAAAGAAGTATATTCTTGTGATCCGGACTTCTCAGGTAATACAGAAGTTGAAAATCCAAGAACTGGAGAAAAGGGTTCAGTAAACCTCTTAGCTATAAAGGGTTTTTTCTATCCGGGGGAGATGTAGATGAAGATTTCATATATCTTCACCATGCAAAGATTCGGATAGATTATATAACTTTAGCTCAACTCCCAATCAGACACCGTCTCAAATTACTTGAGGCGGCTTCTGAGTATTATAAATCTTTGGAAGCTATAAATAAGAAACGATAATATGCCTGCATATACAAGTGGTAGCCTCACTGGTAGTAACCTTGAAATAGGTATAGCTCTAGTACTACAGGATAGATTTTCTAACCAAGCTAGAGAAGCTTCATCTCAGATCAAAAGACTGCATAATGAAGCAAAAATGGCAGTCACTGCCAACTTACAATCAGCTAAAAGTATGGCTGATACAGTTATGGGGTGGTCTGGAAGAGCTTTGGGTGGTATCTCTTCTATGCTTCAAGAAGGAGCAGGGTTTGTAGATACTATGACCACTGTAAAAGCAATCACTGCTGCTACAGATACTCAAATGAAAGGTTTATCCGAGACAGCCCAGTCATTAGGTATTGCTACTATGTTTGATTCTAAAGAAATCGCATCTGGTATGCAATACTTAGCTATGGCTGGTAATACTGCTGAAGAAATTCAACAGATGATTGAGGGTGCTGCTTATGTTGCAGGTGCTACTAATATGGCATTAGGTGGTAAAGGAGGTACTGCTGACTTAATCACCAATGTTATGTCAACCTTCCAGATAGAAGCTGCTGGAGCTGCTACAGTTGGTGACCAATTAGCAAAAGCAGCTTTATCTTCAAATATGTCCATGATTGATTTGGCAGAAGCAGTTAAATATGCTGGAGCAGACATGGTCAACTTAAAGAGGAGCTTACCAGAAGTGGCTGCATTAGCTGGAGTTCTGGGTAATGCTGGTATCCAGGGATCAATGGCAGGTACTGCTATGTCTAACATGGCTAGATACCTGAATAAATCCCTGGTCCAGCCCTCTTATAAAGGAGGTAAAGCATTAGCTGCTCTTGGACTTTCTATTAAAGATTTCACTGATTCAAATGGAGACTTGATAGATCTTTCATCAGCTATAGGAAAAATAGTTGGAGGTATGAAAGGTTTATCTTCTATGGAAGTAGCTCAAGTATTTAATGATATATTTGGAGTTCGTGGTAACCGAGCTGCTGCTGCTCTTGCAAGAAGTTTACCAGAGTATGAAAGTCTTTTAAATAAGATCCTGTATAAGTCAGATGGTTATGCTAAGTCTATAGTTGAACAGAGAATGGAAACTATAGCCGGTGGTATAGACCAGATGAAGTCAGCACTTGAAAACTTAAGAACTACTTTCACTACGGTTATTGCACCAGTTATAACCCCTGTATTTAAAAGGTTAGCTCAATTTTTTGAATTTGTTAGAAATATTTTAACAATTCCAGTATTAGGTCCAGCTATTACTCAATTTGTTACTTTTGGTACCACTGCAGTATTTTTGATAGCAACCTTTACTAAGTTAAAAGCTGCTTGGAAACTTTTAACCACGGACTCTCAAGTATCATTCCTAAACATGATACGAGTTATCAAAGGAGGATGGGGAGAAGCTACTTGGAGTTTACAAAGGTATATGGCTCTTGAAAAAGCAGCTAATGCTACAAGAAAGGGTGGTCTAGCAGGTATTAATCCTAAGATGTCCAAAGCTGAGTGGGCTATGATGAATGGTATGCCAGTTGGTGGTATATATCTTGGGGGAGATGGAAGATATCGTTGGGCCAAGGGTAACCAAGCAGGTAAAAGAGCTGGAACTTTTGCAGCAGCTGGTGATGTTGCATCTGCTGTTGGTAGTAAAGGAAAAGGAGCAGCTATGGCAGCTGGTGGTGGATTCTTTGCTGGTTTATTTGGTAAGGGTGCTGCTAAGACTGCTGCATCTGGGGCGGCTAGAGTTGGATTTGGGGCTTTTGCTGGTAGGGGATTACTTGCAGTAGGTGGTAGATTAGTGGGATTACTTGGTGGACCAATAGGAGTTGGTATATCCATATTAACTTTATTATTACCATCTTTAATCAGTGCTATTGGAGGAAATAAGGATGCTACAGATGCTAACACCGAAGCTGCAAATAAAGTAGCCAATCAATATGGGAATTTAGTAGAAAGAAACAAAGCTAACAAATTCCCAGGAGAGGATCAGATCCTTACTCAGATGTACAATGCTATGCAGTATTGGGCAGAACAAATAAGACATATAAAACCCACTGCTGTAATCAATCTCAATGTCGATGGTAAACCAACTATAAAGGAAACCTTCGAAGATATGCAGGGAGAAACCAACCTAACTTTGGGAATGAAATAATATGGCAAGTATAATAGGAAAAGCGGTTGGAGCTGTTGCTAGTGTAGTAACAGAACTAGAACAGGGGAGAATATTTACTTCTCCCTTAAATAAGCTCTGGAGGGCTAAAATTTTATTAAATAGAGCTACTTCTCCAATGCCTAAGGATGAAGCTAAATCTTCATATAAAGTAAATGATGCCCTCAATCAACACTATGCTAGAGCAAGTTCTTATTCAGTAGCTCAAAAGGGATCACCATGGGTTATAGCTAGAAAACAGGTATTATCGGGATTAGGTGAAAAAGATAGATATATACAGGGAACTGATTATACCCAATCCAATAGGAATATCCTTCAAGATAAAACTAACAAGGTAAACCAAATCAATAATCAAATCCAGATAATCAATAAACATACTTCTCCACCTACAATTATAACTATTCAGAATAGACCAAATGAATTAAATGTTAATCCTCAGTCTGCTTGGGTAGCTGTAAAATCAATGGGTAGGAATAACCCATTTATGATGTATACTGGGGGAGAAGATACAATTAGTTTTGATGTATCATGGTATGTAAGTGATCCCAATAATCGTAAGGAAGTAATCACTAAATGTAATCTTTTAAAGTCCTGGACTAAGGCAGATGGTTATGTTGCTGCTCCCCCCACTTTGAATATTCTCTGGGGTACTTCCGGATTATTTGACAATGATACTTTTATTTTGGAGTCAGCTCCTTTTGTTCTAACCCATTTTCAAAATGCTTCTAGAATGTTGGGTAGGTATAACCATACAGAAAATGGTGAAAGAGTATCAAGTGGAGAAGGGGAAGATAGTACATTAACTGATCTTCACCTATATCCTAACTATGCTACACAGACTCTTACTTTTAAAAGGGTATCTGCTACAAACCAAAGGAGAGTAGAAATAGTTTCCCCAGAGGATTTGGCTATTACTAGAGGAATAGAAGCTCCTGCTCCCTTAGAAACCTTTAATGCTTAAAATTGAATCACTATGAACCCCTATTCTGGAGGATATATTATAGATTTTGGTGATGGGGATATGATCCTGGAAAAACCAAGAACAGTAAATACTACCCCCTTAAATAAAACCCATACTGTTTTGGAAGGGGAAACATTACAAAACATAGCTTTCAGATATTATGGGGATTCGGGGTATTGGACAATAATAGCTGAAGCTAACAATCTGTTCTTTCCTTTAAGAGAGTTAGAAGATGGTATGGAAATTATAATACCTTAATATCATGGCTAATTCAGTATCTACATTAAAACCAGATAGTGATGCTACCCTGTATGAAGGAATGGGTGTTCCATATCTGGCTATCTTTGATGGTGGACAAGAAGCTATAATAGATCCAGTATCTAAATTACCAATAGGAGTATATGTAGTATCATTTGAATATACTTATGAAGAAGGTAAAGAAGACAAAGGAAGGTTTATTATAGTTACCAATAATACTAATCTCATTTCTCTCAAAGAGTTTAACTATATGATGCCACTCCACTTACAGTGGGGATGGATTTATCCAGATGCTACTTCAAAATCTGGACCACTGAAAAAAGTACTTATAACTGGGCATGATGTACATTTTACCCCAGAGGGAACTAGAATTACTATAGAGTTCTCTGATTGTAGTATTCTGTTAAAGAATATGCAACCAAATTTTGCTGGTCAAGCTAAAGGATTTGATAAGTATGTAACTTCAGTCCTCAATGGTATACCAGTGGGAATAACTTTTATAGATTATGATATTACAAGAGAAGTTAGAGAACAAGTAGTTGCAAAAAGAGTAATACCAAGTGGACAGGTAGTTGGGAATAGCACTCCAGGACCATATTATCAATCCTATTATAATGATTTTGGTAAGGGTCCAGGACAAGCTGTATACCCCTATACTCAGGATGGATTTATTCCACAGGTATATTATACTTCTCAAGTACCTTATATGTCTGACCCAGATCAAGTAGGGGTTAAGATATTAGAAGCTACTCCAGAAAATCAACAGTTAACTAAAGATTTACCCAATGATTATAAGCTTATTGATATAATACAACATAAAGCTACAAATGTATTATTATTGGGTACACCCAGAAATAGGTTTCAGCAAGTACAACAGTTAGCTAATAGGTTAAAGAAAGGTCCTTATTATATAAATGGTTCTGGTGGTAAATTAACTGTTGAGAATCAGAGATTAAATAGACCAGTATCTAAGACTTATACTTATGCTGGGGGAAATGGTGAATTATTAGAATTTACTGTAAAATCTAAGTTCACCAAAACTTCAGTAGAAATAGGTAAGACTTCAGATATTGACCCAAATGATAAAAAAGCTAAAACCACTACTACTCAAATAGGTATAGATCAAAATTCTGAATCTGCTGATTTATACATGCATTGGTGGAGTTCATGGGGTAATCCAGCTAATCCAACAACTGGTTTTGATAACAGATATCCATATAGTTTACAACCACAGGATAGATATTCAAATTATCCAGTGATCAAGGATGATGGGAAATTCACTCCTAATTTAGTAGAGCAAAAGAAAATAAACAATCTAGAAAAAACTACTTCCCAAGTACCAATAGAAGCTGATGATTTACCTATTTACAATAGCAGGGAAGATGCTTTAGTAGCAACAGCTGCTAATGTTAAACTTAGTAAGGAAGAATATAAAGCTTTTATTGATAACCTCAAACAGGAATTTGAAAAGAAGACTAAAAATCCTAAGAGTGGAGAGGAAACTGCAGAAGCAGTATCTTTCATGAATACTCTTTCTAACTATACAGTTACTAGAAAAGTAACTATAAAAAAGAAAGTAAATCCCATAGATTATGATCCATTAAAAGCTACTAATAATGTTGGTTCTACCTATAATCAAAACACTGCTTATGGTGTATATGGTCAGGACTTACCAAGAATACAGTGGCAACGTGGATATGATTATTTAAAGAATCAAAAGGGTATAACTATCTTAGAAACCAATATAGAGGTTAACAAACATATCCCAGAAAAAAATACAGTAACTCTTTTAGAAGAAATTGAATTGGAAATACCAATTAATGGTGCTAGAACTTTAGCTTCTGATTACACTGAGTATGCTGATTTATTTATGGGGAATGATATAGAAGAAGTGGTAAGAAATCAACTTACTGCTACTGCTGTATTTGTAGGTGACCCTTTCTTGGAAAAATCCCAAAACCTGGAAATACAAAATATCTCAGATAAGTATTCAGGAGTATGGTATATTAAATCAGTTACTCACCAATTTGATACTGGCTCTGGTTATTTATGTAATGTTAAGTTTATTAAAAAAGACACGGTAGTTTCAAAAAACGTTATTAAAGCAAGTATGGCAATGATGAATGCCATGGCTAATATAAATAAAGTCGCTAAAGAAGTTTATGATAGTACTGGGCAAGATAGGACTTCTATTTTACAAGAAGCTCTAGAAGAGTATGCAAACCAGCACCCAGGATATTCCATATTAGCTAAATATAATGATCAAACTAATACCGTGGATATTTATAAAGCTGAACAAGATTTTAATATAATGACTAAGAACCCAAGTACCAAAACTGATACTAAAACTCTTCAAGAAAAAGGTACTCTTGTTGGTTCTATTGATTTAAATCAGAATAAACAATGACCATAGGTGAAATGATTCAAAGATATGGAGTAGAGTTTACAGGTAGATTCTATTCTGTATATAAAGGGGTAGTTACAAATAACCAAGACCCAGACTTCACTGGTCAATTAACCATAACATTACCCTCAGTTCTAGAGGGGGTAGAAGTAGTAGCTAGACCGAGAGGAAACCTTGGTGGAATGAAATATGGAGCTAAAGCTTTTACCCCCAGAGTGGGGGAAATAGTTTGGGTAGAATTTGAAATGGGAGATCCCATGAGACCAGTATGGTCACCATTTGGTTGGGCTATTGGAGAAGTTCCCGAAGAGTTTAAGGATAATGATACTATAGGTATCATAACTCCAAATGGTAACAAAGTTTACTTAAAAGAAGATGGTGATTTATTGAAAGTCCATATAAAACAAAAAGTAGAGATAGAGATCGAAGATGGTACTCAGATTTATATGGATAAAGATAAAGTGGAAGTAAATGGAGGTGCTAACAAACAGGTAATGAATATAGAATATTTCAAAACCTTTGTAGAAGCTGTTCAAAAAGATTTACTTGTAGTAATGTCAGGACAGAATGTATCTCAATGGATGGCCACTGATTTACCTAAATTACCAGATGATAAATTCACTCATTAATGGCAGACATAGGTATAACTCCAGACCAGATAATAGAAGCTAAGTGCTCACCTTATCTAGAAACTATAGAATCAGAAGAAGAGAAACAAGCATTTCTTCAAAGGATGAAAGATGCAGCTAAAACTTTTATCCAAAATTTTATTAATAAAATTAATGCCATCCTTGATTCTATAACAGAGACCTGTAATAAAATTATATCTTCTGCTTCTACCTGGGCAGCTCAAATAGTTGCTATAGCTACTCCAGACCCTACTGCACCAAAAGCTGGTGCTGCTTCTCTGGTTAGTTTAAAAAACAGTGTAGAAATGGCAAAATCTAACCTATCTATAGCTAATGCTCAAATGGCAGAAGTAAACGAATTTGTATCATTAGCTGGAGTGGGAGTTCCACCTATAGTAGAAACTACTACTTCATTACTAAGTTCTGCTGATTCTGCTTTGCAAGCAATCCCTATTTAAAACTATAAGCTATGAATCTAAAACAACTCAACACTATTGGTTCAGGTGCTTACTTCCCAATACAGCTAGAAGAAGTGAAAGATGAAAATGGTAATGTAGAAATGGCTCTACAACCAGATGGAACTCAAGTACCAAAAGTACGATGGGGGATGTTATATGGGGATGTAAGATTGATAAAACAAAATTTGATAGCTATACTCACTTTCCAAATAGGTCAAAGATTTCGTCAAGAATACTTTGGTTGTAGAATATGGGAATGTATAGAAGAACCCAATACTCAAGCTCTAGAATACCTCTTAAGAGATTTTATTAGAGATGGTATAGAGAATTGGGAACCCAGGATACAGAAGATATCAGTAGAATCTGAAAGATCATATGATAAAATCCATATAACTATCAAATTCCAAATCAACAACTCTAAAAGGGTTGAAGATCTTAACTTTGAATATAATCCAGTAAACAATATAATCAATGCCTACTAGCAATAATTGGTTGAATCCTTTCCAAAGGTCTTTCAATGATATTAAGTCTACTCTGATATCTAAGCTAAGAGCTAGAGTACCAGAAATGTCAGATTATAGTGAAGGAAATATATTTATTCTCATCATATCAATATTCTCGGCCATAGCAGAAGTTATACATTTCTATATTGATAACATGGCAAGAGAAGCTTTCTTACCAACTGCTAGAAGGTATTCCTCTTTATATAAACATGCTAAGTTAGTGGATTACCATATAAAAGCTGGTATCCCTGCTTCAGTAAACTTAACTATATATAGAGGAAATGGTTCACCAATTACTGAGAATATAACTATCCCAGTAAATACTGAATTTCAATCTAAAGATGGTAAGACTTGGTTATCTTCCAAAACTATAGTATGGGATGCTACTCAAAACCCCTACTCAGTTAAGGTACCGGTAGTACAAAAATTTAAGGTAGGTGATCCAGATAGGATTCAATTGGGACAGATTACTTCTACTGATGTAATCATATATCTTGGTGACTTACCAACCGATCAGAAATATGTAGAAGGTTCCATGGTATTATATATTGATAATGAACCTTGGATTCTGGTTGATACCTTTGCTTATGCTAATTCTACTGATAAAGTATATAAAGTAGAAATAGATGAAGCTGGAAAACCATACATTATGTTTGGTGATGGTCAATTTGGTATGAAACCAAACTTGAATGGAAAAGTAGAAGCAGAATACTATCTTACCTATGGTGCTCTTGGGAATATTGCAGAGAATCAATTTGGTACTCCAATACCAACTATCCTTACTGATAAATACAATGATATAAGTATATCTAATGTATACTCTGCTTCGGGTGGTTCTGATTATGAGACTTTTGATATGCTTAAACAACATATCCCCCTCTCCATCAAAACTCTTGGAGTAGCTATAACCAGAGAAGATTATGAAGCAATAGCTAAGTTGGTTCCAGGGGTAGATAAATCATACGTTGATTATCAATGTGGTAAATTTGTAACGGTATATATTACTCCAGATGGTGGAGGAGAAGCTTCACAAGCATTAATAGATAGTGTTACTGATAAACTTACTAAAGCTAAGGTAATAACTACACATATTAATGTAAAGTCTACTCATACTTCTTTAATCTTCTTAGATGCAACCATAACTGGTAGAAAATCGTTTAGTAAGAATGATATCAGTGATCAGGTAATCAAAGCTTTAGTAGAAGCTTATAGTTACAACACTTCAGATATAAACAAAGTAGTAAGGTTATCAGACCTATATGCCTTGATAGATAATCAGAGTATGGTGGATTATTTAAATATCAATTCATTATACTTATTATCTTACCCAGTTCCTCAAGGAGGTGGTGGAATAGATCCCTCTTTAGTACCAGACTTGAATATAACTCATTTCAAACAAATCAATTTTAGTACTGGGGATGCTGAAGCTCAAACTGATGAACGTCAGGTAATGATAACCATTACTGAAAGTGGTTATAAAATAAATGGGTTAGTAAATGATACTGATATTAATACTACTGGTACATTTGGAAATATTACTCAAGTAAATGGTAATAACCTTTCTTTTGAAATTACTATAGGCAACCCGGGGGAAGGTCAAGTATACAACCCGGGGGATGAATATGTAATATCTCTCCAACCAATGAACAGGGATTTGATACCAGTCAATTTCAATATCCCAATATTTAGAAGTAACACTATAACCCTTGAAATCAATGAAGTCGTTTAAGAATTTTAAGGACTATGTGTTCACTCACCTATTTCCTATATATTATAAGGAAAATGATACCTACAAAGATAAAGAAGGTAAAGGTATTCTAGAAAGATTCATAGATTCATGTACTGGTTATATAGATGACAATATAATGCCAGATATAGATAACTTCATGGATCTATTGGATGTAGAGAAAACTCCAGAGTTATTTCTTAACTACTTTTGGGAATATTTCGATTATATTCCCTATGCTTATGGGGTTTTAACCAGGGGAGAACCCTATACAAAAGAGAATGTATATAAATGGTTAAACAGTCCAGAGGGATTCCCAAAAGCAGATACTAGAAAGATATTAAAATATGCCATATCATTATTTAAGATAAGGGGTACAGAAGACTTCTTTACAGTACTGGGAAGATTCTATGGAGTCAGGTTTAAATTTGATTTGGTATTACCCATAGATGAACCAAGTACCCAAGCTATATCAGAACCAGAAGAAGAATTTTCTGGAGATTCAAATTTGGTCATAGCTTTATGGGAAGGTGTATGTTCGGTATACCTAGAAAGTGGTTCAGTAGATCAGGGAAACAAAGCTGGCTGGCCTTGGGGAAGTTGTTGGAGTTGTGATACTTTAGCTCTGACCATATATATTCCTTATGGAATGTATAAACTTCTTGAAGAGGAAGGAAGGTTAGAAGAAGTAAAAGATGCTTTTGCAGATCTTATAAATAAATATCTACCATTGAATGTAAGATTATATGGTAAGAATGATGAACATATAATTCTTGTACCTGATATCCCAACTCTATTGGTAGATGCTCCAGTAATGGTACCAATTAGTACTTCTGAAGCAGATTTGGATATTCCTGCATATTCTTCTACTATAGTTCCACCAGCTGAGTTCCCCACTACTAAAGTAGTAACTGCAACAAAGAAAAAACGTAAATCTAAAAAATAATATATATATATATTATCATGCTGTATCCATTACAAACTCAAGAACCAAATATAGACAATGTAGTTACTCAAGTTACACAGGCTTCAGTAGAATTAGCTGAAGCAGCTGCAAACTATGGTGCTCTAAAGATTATCTTTGGTATCTTTATGGTATTCATTATAATTGTTGTAGTATTGTTTGTATATCAGATATTTTCTTTAACAAAGAAAATGGATATTATACATAATGCTGCAGTAAGAACACAAGAATACTTTGATGGTGCTTCAGATAGAACTATAGGTAGAAGTCAAGCTCAAATCCTTATACGAAGAGGTATGAATAGTTTATCAAATACCATTAAGTATAGGATATTGAGAATACGTTTAGAAAATCATATAGATGAGGTGGAACTTACCAAGAATAAAATCAATAGAGTAGTTAAGAATGATTTTATAGAGTTCACTTCTTATCTATCAAACTTCCTATGTGATGAAAAACAATTATCAGTAGTAGTTGATGAACAAGATGTAGATGTGATAGTTGATTTTATCACTGAACAAGTTTATATACCAAAAGATGAATTCACTGTATCAGGTTTAGATCAATCTACTGATATATTGGTAAATGGTATAAAACTTAGTTACTTAAAAAATCTGTAATATGAGAAAATTAGTTATAATATTAGACCCAGCTCATGGGGAAGAAGTTCCAGGAAAAGGTTCACCAGATGGAACTCATAAAGAATATAAGTGGAGTAGAGAAATATGTGAAAAATTAAAGACTCACCTCACTTGCTTGGGATTCAGAGTAGAAATTACAAATCCAACTGATAAGGAAATAGGCTTATCTAGAAGAAAAGAATTTGCAAGTAAGGTGAATACTAATCCTGGGGAATTTAAATTTCTAGTAAGCCTACATAATAATGCTGCAGGCATGGGAAATGATTGGGCAAATGCAAGGGGATTTGAAATCTATACTTCACCTGGAAATACTACTTCTGATAAATTTGCAAAAGTAATATTAGATAACCTGGCCAAAGATTTTCCAAGCTATAAGAATCGTGGAACTAAGGAAGCTAATTTCACTGTATTGATGGGAAGTGGTTATTCAGCAGTACTTATAGAGTGGTTATTCCAGGATAATAAAGAAGATGTTAAATTACTCCAAGATGAAACTACCAACAATAAATTTATGGATTCATTAGTGAGTTCCTTTCTTTACATAAATGATCATTTGATCTAGCTTAACCATAGTTGAGTTGGTTAGTCGGGGGCAAGTTGGGATTTTAGGATTCTGGCTTGCCCCTTTTTAGCGTTTAAATTCTTGCTTTGCAGTATTTAGAACTTGTTTGATATGTTTTCTCATGTTGGTAAGTATGGTGTGAGACTTACCATTTCTTGGTAATTCAAAGAAATCAATTAGATGGAGAATAGATAATTTTCCATGAGATTTAATAATTCTCTCAGTAAAGAAGGGAGGTGGGTCAAGTTCTACCCTAAAAACCAAATATTCATCGGGACTAAGATGGTCCATCATATATTGATTAAACCTATCCGATAAATCCTGTTTATATTCTGTTTCTTCACTATCATCTAAGCATTCTTTATTGTTATCAAATAATGTATCTAAAGAAGTCAACTCTTGGTTGAATTCAGCTTGTTTAGTATAAGCATTCCTGAGAAGTTTATTTTTAAAAATTTGGAGAGAAGTTAACAGAGTAGCTTTCAATCTCTCTTCATCATATCTATCCTGATATTTATTATATACATATAAAAACTTATCCCAGAAATAACTTTGGATAATATCCTGACTAACATTAAATCTTCTTGAATCTATGCTTCTAGAAAGATTCCTAACAAGGGGTTTACATAATCGATACAACTTTTCAAATTGTTCCCTATTATAATTAGTAAACTCTTTAATCCTGTGAATCTCAGAACCATTAGTGTTTTTAGTTGACATGAGTATTTTGTTTTTGGGTTTATGCAAATATAAAAATTATTTTAACTCGGTAGAAGAAGTGAAAGATTCTTTTTCACAGTAAGGTTTAGATTGATATTAATATAAAGTGCTAACAAGTACTCTTATATGATTGTAACTGTTACAAACTCAATTATATATGGTAGCTATAAAAAAATCAAAACCAATTAAATCAGTTGATAAATTTACGTTTTCTATAGATTTTCAGTTAGAGGTACTCAGGTTTTTAATACAAAGTAAGGAATCTTTATTAATAATAAATAAAATTAAACCTGGGTACTTTGCTCTGATTGAACATGCTCTCATAATGGAGGGACTCAGGAAATTTGTAAAGAAATATCATAAGATACCAAGTCAAGCTTTACTTATAGAATCTTGTACTCAGTTATTAGAAAGTAAGGAATATATTGACTTGGTTACCAGGGACGACGTCCCTGGTATCATTAAGATGATAAAGAACTTATTCTCATCACCATTAAAAGATCATGATGTAATACAAGAAAATATACTTAAGTTTGCTGCTTATATAGAAATGAAATCCCTGAATGAATCAATGGATTTTTCTAACTTCAATCTATATGAAGATTACCAAAATAAAGTAGCAAATATTATACGTAATTCATTGCCCCAAAAAGATGAAGAACCATTACTAATGGTCGGTGGTACAGTACGTAGGCAATTAATGCGTAAGATGAGTCCAAATATTATTCCCACCCCATATTGGCAATTAAATAATCTATCAAATGCTAATGGGTATCCCCAAAACAGTATTTTTGTGATATTAGATAGACCAAAAGCAAAGAAGACATTTGCTCTTATTAATATTGCTCGTGGTTATCTTGCCATGAAGAAGAATGTATTATACATAGATACGGAAAATGGCAAGAATAATATCATGGAACGTATGGTCCAATCAACTCTCAATAAAAATAGAAAAGAAATACTTTCTGGTGAATATGACAAGCTGGAACAAAGACACATGAGAAAGTATAGAAAAATAGGAGTTGAATTTATAGTTGAGAGGGTACCAGCTAAAGTTGCAGATGCTAATACAATAAAAGGAATTATATCTAAGCTTGAAGCTAAGATGGGTATAAAAATTAATGTATTGGTTATTGACTATGCTGCAAAGTTAGCTTCAATTGGTCGTCATAAGGAAGACACAGAACGTATAGATAATGTTTATATCGATATAGATAATCTTGGTGTAGAACTTGGATTAGATGCAATATGGACTGCTCAACATATAACCCGAGAAGGTGCAAAACATAAAGCTACAATCTATGAAGATAATGATATAGCATCTTCTATTTCAATTGTACGTAATGCTCAATGTATACTGGGTCTCAATTCTACTGAAGATGAAGAAGAACATAATATCCAACGTTTAGAAGTGGTGGTACAACGAGATGGAAAACCACATGGAAGATGTTTATTTAATGTTGATGGAGATAGACAACGTTGGAAAGAGTTCACTAAAGAAGCTAGAAATACTTATGATGAAACTCAAGGGAAACAAGTTGATCAATTAATTAAAAAGAAAGAAAAGAGTAGAAACCCAGTAGCTGATCCATCAAAAGTTAATAATAAGTCAGGTGATATTTAATGGCCAGATTAACTAAAGAGTTTAAAGGTAAACTCCATAAATATTTTCAATTAAAAGTAGGGGCAAAGGATTATCGCCATGGTTGGATGAAATCAAGATGTCCCTACTGTGGTAGAGAGGGTAAATTTGGAATCAACCTTTCATTGAATAGGTGTAATTGTTTTAGATGTGGGGAACACCCATCACCTATCAATCTAATCATGTATTTGGAAAATGTTGATACTTATAGAGAAGTAGTCAACTTATTAAACAATTCCAAGTATGAAGGTTATATATTTAAAGAGGAAAAACTAGAGATTAAAGAATCTAAACCCATGATTCTCCCTGATGGGTTTAAATCCATTCTCTTTGGAAAATCTTCTTTAGCAAAGGCAGCTAGAAATTATGTAAAGAAAAGAGGTTTCAATCTACAGAAAGTAGCAATGGCTGGATGGGGATATGGGACAAAAGGAAAGTATTTTGGATACCTAATAATTCCCTTTCATCAACATGGAGAATTGGTATATTTTAATGCCCGTTTATTTATTGGCAATGGTCCAAAATATAATAATCCAGACACTTCAGAATCTGGTTTGGGGAAATCCTTTATAATATATAATAAAGATGCTCTAGATATATATAAAATGGTCTTTATTTGTGAAGGGGCATTAAATGCTGAAACCATGGGAGAAAGGGGAATTGCTTCTGGTGGTAAAGCAATAAGCAGGTATCAAATAAATGAAATAATAAAATCCCCAGTAGAAAGAATAATAATTCTATTTGACCCCGATGCTAAGGATAGAGCTATAGACCTTGCATTAAAATTAGTTAACTTCAAGAAAGTCAAAGTTATATTTTTACCTGAGGGAACTGATTGTAATGATTTAGGTAGAAAAAGAACTCTATCCTATGTTTATAAAACACATTATCAGAATTATCAAGAACTTTTTAAACTCAAACTTAAATATTCAAAGTGATGTTTATCCTAAATGAAGAAATCAAGGAACAAGAGAGACAAGCTATAAGAGAACTCTATCCTAAATTCCCAGATACTCAGGTTATAGTTACTAAGGTTCCACTTAAACCATTTTACAAGGCTCATAGAATACAGTTTGTAGCTATGGCTCATGTAACCAAAATATTAGCTAAATATGGATACTTAGAAGTAAATGGAGATAAAGTAGCTTTAAGATATAGAAGAACTAAAGATAGTATTTCATTACCAGATTTGGTAAAGATGGTGGATGAATTACATATGACTAAGTTTCCTTCTATGTCAATTTTATCACGGGTACCCAAGTATGAAAAAAAACATTTATTGAGCTTGAAGAAGATAAACCAACAAAAGTTGATATACCAAAACAGGTTTTAGATTTACCAATAATTGGCAATTGTTATTTCTTTACAACCAATAACTTAGTTGGGTATGGTATATTAAAAACAGTAGAGGGTATTTTTGATGAAAATGGTAAAGTAAAGAGCTATAGATATGAAATAATTCTCAATGGGGTTTCATATGTAGTTACTGAACTTTTTTCTAATATGGGTGAAGTAGCCAGTAAAATTTGGATATAATGTCAAGTATATTATTCTTAGTTAACCATCCAGAAGTATATGTCAATCATAGAAATTACTTTGAAGAGAAGGGGTTTGAAGTAACCATGAGACATATATGGAGATATGATTATCAACACTATGATCATGTGTTATGTGATAGATTTATAAGTGGTGGTTCTTTTAATGATATTAAGAAAGCCTATCCACATGCCATATTAATAGAAGAATGTCCTTCTATAAGGAAGGCTGTTTTGAGAGAATTACCAATTAAAGGTAAACCAAAAGAGAAGGTTAAAAGGGAAAGTCCATTTAACATGAATAAATATTTTATTGATCTATCACATACAGATATCATATGATCAATAGATATAATCGGTATAAAGATAAAGAATATATTATTATATGGGGAAACTGGAACTGGTAAAGAACACATTGCAAGATATATACATTTTATAAAGAAAACTTCTGGAAACTTTATCCCAGTAGATTGTGGATCATTAAATGATGAACTTATAGCTTCTGAATTCTATGGTCATATAAAGGGTGCTTTCACTGGAGCTCATCAAGATAAAGAAGGTTATTTTGAACAAGCTCATGGTGGTACTTTATTTCTTGATGAGATAGAAAACCTTAGTTTAAGAGGACAGGTAACTTTATTAAGGGCTCTTCAGGAATTAACCTTTATGAAGGTTGGTGATTATCGGGTACAAAAGGTAGATTTTAATTTGGTTTGTACTACAAATGTAAAACTTTGGGATTTAATTGATGAGGGTAAATTCAGGAGTGATTTATATTATAGGATAGCTCATATGGAGTTTACTATCCCACCAGTAAGGGATTATCATAATATACCTGGTTTAATGGAGTTCCTTATAGATCAAATATGTGAAGAATATGACCTACATTTAAGAATTTATAGGAAAGATTTGGTGTTAGATACTATGAGAAAACTTGATCCTTATAAAGGTAATATCAGGGAAATAAAATCTTACCTAACTAAAAAGCTAATAGAGTTAGAATCTACTCAAAGATCAACTCTAACCGGAATAGAGTTAATGAAATCTTTCAAACTATAATATATAAATATTATAATCATGAGAGAACCATCAATACATATCACATTTACTAAATTCAAGGAAATTTGGAATCAAGTAGATGGTAGGAAATTATCTAATAAAACTCTGTTAGAGATTTTTAAGATGGCCAGGGGATATTCTCTTGACCATCGTTCTGTGTTTACAAATAATAAAAAACAAGCTAAAAAGGTAACAAATAGAACTTCTGCATCAATATCAGATACAAATTTATTAGCAGGTATTATTTATTCCTCTAGAATACAATTAAAACATGTAGGAGTAACTAAGATAAAGCAAACAGATAGTCAATGGATGCAATTAAAACAATTGGTACCTGTTGTTAATGAATTTTGTGAAAAATATAACCTAAAGAAGAGACAAGGTTATATAATTTTTGTTGATACTGCTTTAGGATTAATGGGAACTTCTAAAAGAGCTAATTATGCTTTTGCTGCAAGTTGGATGTTAAAGCAAGTAGATTGGATAATAAATAAATATGAAGCTGAGACTGAATTACTTCTAGATAACCATCATCAAGAAACTAAATATGTACATGATTTATATTGTAGTACAGTTGCAGAGATGACTGGGCTATCCAATAATTATGTAAGAGATTCCTTACAATATGTAAACTTTAAAAGAGCTAGAGAAAATGCAGATGAAAAAGGGGTTGATTATGAAACTTACATAGAAGCTCAATTTGAAGCTTTATCATTCTGTAATGGTATTCCCAAGATAGAAGATTTATATGGGGATAAAGCAAACCAAAGATTATTAACCTATGTATCAAAATATAATATACCTCTAAAAACTCATAAAGTAGAAGAGGATATTTGGAACAAATTTAAACAATAAGAATATGCAACACAAACTAAGAAAAGAGGATTTTGTAGAATTGGTTAAAGAATTTCTACTGGACAATGAACTTATGAATGAGTTTATTGATTATTCTAAGTATGTAAAGAATATAGAACCTGAACAATTACCTTTCAAAGATTATGGTGGAATTGATAATTAAAAACAGTAATATTTGTGAAGCAAAGGGTCCATTAAAGGTACTTCATAAGTTATATAAAGAATTTAGGATAAAGCATCCCAATGCTTGGCATATTTTAATGTATCAGAAAGGTAAGGTTAGATGGGATGGATATATTAAATATGTGAGTGATACTGGTAATTTTAGAATTGGGCTTTTACCCATGATATATAATAAATTAGAATCATGGGGAGAAAAGGTAAAGATAATTGACCGTAGGCCCCCTTTAGAAGTATCTCCAGTAATTCCAAGTGTATTAGGGGATAAAGAATTATATCCCAGGCAGAAAAAAGCTCTAGAAACCCTTTTAAATAATAAAGTTGGTAAAACTCCTTTCTATATATGTGCAGGAGATTATTCTGTTGGTTTCGGTAAGTCTTTATTATTCTGTGCTATCCACCAAGCTTTTAAAAGAAAAATACCCACTATCCTGTTGTTAAATGATTCTGATCTCTTCAAACAGTTTAAAAGAGAGATTCCACCATTATTACCGGGAGAAGATATAGTATTTGTTCAAGGTGGGAAAGTTAATAGATGGGGTAATTTCAATGTGGCAATGGTCCAATCAGTTTCCCAGAATATAAAAAAATACCAGTATGAATTAACCAAAATAGGTATAGTTCTTATTGATGAAGCTGATATTATTGATAATAAAACCTATAAGAATGTTATAGAACATTTATATAATACTCAAGTTAGAATTGGTCTTAGTGGAACCCTATATATGAGTAAGTTGAAAAAAAACTTAGTTCATAATATGAACATAAGGTCTTTTATCGGTGATGCTATAGATTCCATTAAATTAGCCGACCAAATTAAATCAGGTAAAGCTACTCCAATAGTAGTGAAAATGGTTTATGTATCCGGTAAATCAATATCAGCAGATGATTATCAAGAAGAATATGATAAAAACATAACATATAATATTACTGCTTATGAAAAAAGTTTCTCTAGAATGCAATATAATGCCCGTTATGGTAGATTCCCAATGCTTATTGTAACCAAGTTTATTGATCATTGTGAAAAGTTATATGAATATTATCAAAAGATGAATCAAAAACTTGGATTAGGTTATAGAATAGCTCATGTTCATCATAAAACTCCAGACAGAGATAAATTATTAAATGATATAAGGGAAGGGAAAATTGATATCCTTATATCAACTACAATTATATCCAGAGGTAAGAATATTCCAACTCTACAATACATTCAGAATACTGCTTCTATGGATTCTAATGAAAAAACAATACAAATTTTAGGTCGTTTAGTAAGGCAACATAATTCTAAGAAAAAGGCCTATCTTGATGATTTAGTTTTTCCGGGAATATATTTATTAAGGCATGGGAACCATAGGAAAAATTATTATAAAAAAGAGAATTTAAAAGTCATTTCCATAGGGCATCCCACAGGTAAGCAACTCCCTAAAAATAAACGTCATAGAGAAACTCTAGGAAAAGCTAAATAAATTAAGGGAATCAAAGAGGCTATTAGCTATTAGCTTATATAGCTATGGCCTGATAAAAGATAATAAGCTAAATACTCATATACACTTATCTATCCTAACATGGATATACATTTTTTCCTTCGGAAAAATATCGATTTTACTAAAGTAAAATCTCAAATGCGTACGTATACGCGTAATATCCTTCGCTAGAGTTATGATTACCCTAATTGATCAGAAAAACATATTGATTATCGAAAGTTAAATTCTCAACTCATGGCAAAGCAAAAGAAAAACAAGTTAATCAAACTCGAAGATACACCAATTCTCAAAGCTATTGATATCAATTCAATTGGTGACAATGGAGATCCTTGCTTTGGGAAAGAATATGATCTCTCAACTGAAGAATGTAGAAGCTGTGGTGATTCAGAATTATGTTGTATCAAATTTGCAGCATTGATGGGTAAAACTAGAAAGGAATTGGAAGAAGAGAATCATTACAAGGATATGGAGGAATTGGTTGATAAAGTTGCTGCAAAGAAAACTTACAGAGCTCTCAAAAGGAAAGGAGATACCAAGAAAGTTATTCTTGATAAACTTCAAGCTAAGTATGCTATCTCAAGAGAACAAGCTAGATTATTGTACAAAGAATTTTCAGATAAGTAAAAATGAAACAGAAAACTTTCTTAGCTACTTCTTTAGTAGGAATTGTTGCTCTAACAATCTTAGCTTTATCACTTCTATTTCAAGTTGGGTGTAGTACAATAAACTACACTTCAGTTGTTTTAACTAAGCAACAATCCATTGATTCAGCAATGAAGACAATGGTTGAATTTGAACCACCATTTCCAGCTACTTGGGATACTCTATGGGTACAACCTTTCTACATGACCAAGACTTGGTTTATCAAAAACAACAATGGTAAAATCAAGCATCAGTTTACAGTAAATGAATTGGATTCTATTAACGTTCTAATGTATAGGAGGATCAGATAATGGTAGAGAGACAACTAGACTTAATATTGAGTCATGGAACTAAAACCCAAACTATAACTAAAGCAGTAGAACTTCCAGAATATTACATGATCCCAATGGGTCAAGTATATGATCAGGGAAGTTCTTCAATGTGTGCAGTATATGCTTTAGCTGATCTAATGGAAAGAGCATATAATGTTAAGAAGAGCTTTGATAGAAAGGAACTTTATAACTTACGTTCCACCAAAGATGGTATGATGTTAAGTGAACTCTTTAGTTTAGCTAAAGAACATGGGTTCACTGGTAAACAAGAAACTTACAAAGTACACGAGTATTTTAGAATCGGTACCAGTAAGGATATCCAAAAAGCTATTGTATCAATGTTCGGTGTAATAATTGGTATACCAGTTTACAACTATGGAGAAAGCTTTTGGTTAGGTGATAAGTTACTAGGATATCATGCAGTACCTTTGGTTGGATATTCTAACAGAGGATTCATAATCAAAAATTCATGGGGAAGTCAATGGGCAAATAATGGTACTACAACTTTACCTTATGAAGAAGTAGAGGGATCAGTAATGGAAGCTTGGACATTTATCTAAAACTAAATACAATGAGTAAGAAACAAACTAAGACTGAGGAAAAAGAAACTTTACAAAGAGTTTTTTTCACAAAAGTAAGAGATGTAAAATCGCCTACTAGAGCTAACAAACATGATGCTGGTATTGATTTCTATATTCCAGTGATTGAAGAAGAACTGATAAATGATATCAAGGATAAGAATCCAGATTTTAGTGCATACATTATAGAGCTTGGTCAGTTATTTTTAAAACCTGGTCAAAGAATTTTAATTCCTTCTGGAATAAAGGTTTGGATAGAAAATAAACAATCGGCTCTAGTAGCAGCAAATAAATCTGGGATAGCTACTAAAAGAGGGTTAACCTTTACAGCTCAAGTTATTGATGCAGATTATACTGGAGAAATCCATATAGGTTTACAAAATAACAGCAATAGAATGGTAACTCTCCAGAGTAATGATAAAATAATCCAATTCCTACATACTCCTATCATTCTTTCAACTATGGAAGAAGTTACCAGTGATAGCTACAATGATATCCTTGAGTCTAATACAATTGACAGGGGAGAAAACGGGTTTGGTTCAACTGATAAAAAATAACAAATATGGACTCACGAGATATCATTGAAGAACCAATTAAAGTAGTTGGTGGTAAGTATTTAGAATGTATGTATTCACTCCAAAAAGAATTATTGGAACAGTATATCAAGGTAGAGGGTTTACCTCAATATCCAATAGATGTGAATACAAAGAAGTCTCAGATTATCTTAAAAGATTTTGTGGGACGGGTAATAGAGGAACTTGCAGAAGGATATGAAGCTTTGATTTTAGTAAGTAAGTTAACTGAAAAAAATAAGCTTTGGAAATCTGATTATGAAGAGGAGGAATATATCCAATGTTTGAATCATCTCCAGAATGCTGGTGAAGAAATGGCAGATGCCATGCACTTCATGTTGGAGTTATTAATCTATTCCAATATTCAAGCAAAAGATATTGAAGATTACTTGGATAATTGGTTAAAAGATAAGGTTTCTTTTGGTGTGACCAAAACTTTACCAACCTTAGCTAAAGCTATGCAAGTTGGTTTATCCATATTATACAATGATCCATGTAATATGGTATCAGAACCAAAAGCTATGAATAAAACATATCTTTTGGAAGAGTTTGAAAGTATGGATGAGGATTCTGAAGATCCAAGATTGGTTAACAAAAGAATAGATACAAGATTCCATCAATGTGGTAAGTTTTATAATAAATTAACCTATTCATCATATAAATACATGATGTGGGATGTAACTTACCATTTAAATATTGCTAGAAATTTCTTAAAGAATAAACCATGGAAGCAATCTCAAATGATGACCAATGAAGGAGCTTATCAGGAAGAGATAGTAAAAGCTTTTATCCTAATGATGGGTTTATTCTTAGCAATGGGAATCAGTCCTGAAAATTTATATTTTCTCTATTTTAAAAAGAATCGGGTTAATTTCTTCCGACTCCAGTCAAAATATTGAGAAAATTAAAAAAAATTATGAAAAGTTTTGTATTTAAAACTGGAGAACAGGCTTGGGCTGGTATAAACAAAATGTTTATCAATCAGGAACTAGGCCTGTTTGAAGGTGATCAGGGGGCATCTATAACAAATTCCCTCTATACCTATGGTTTAACTATTTTGATAGAAGAAGCTAGCTTTGACCCAGAATTTGATTTTGGAAAGATACTGGGATATACACAAAGTAAGTGGAGTGGTCTTCTTAATAACTATCTTGATCTAGATTCTCTTGACCAATTAAAACTCCAGATAAGGGAATTTGAAAAGAACAAGGCTATCAATAGGAATTACCATATTGGATTTAACTTTGCCGATTCACATGGTAACGGTAAGGGATGTTTAATGTCTGGTATGTTTTCTAGAATGATAGGTATTGACAAACCAAGGTTAACTATCATTATGAGAGCATCAGATGTAGTAACAAGATTACCATGGGATTTACTTCTATCAATACGCATGGGAGAATACGTATATGGTCATACCGAATTTACAGTTGAACTTATTATACGTTCTGCCTTTGCTGATGATACTAGCTTAATGCTTTTCAATGGGTATGAAAATATATCAGAGCTAATAGACAAAGTAGCAGATGAAGATAGGAAGAAGAGGTTAAGGAAAGCTTTACGTAGGGTTAAGAAAGCAGCTGATAATGGGGATGATCCCAAGTATCAAGCCTACATGAGGGTATATAAAATATTTAACCCAGAAAAATATGGTAAAGAAGCTAAATCATTATTAGCTAAAGATTGTATCATAGGAGATTGGGATGGTATACCCCTACCAGAAAAATGTCCATCTATTCTGGTAAGAAATCAGATTAAGTCTGCTTATCTTAAGTTTATTAAGAAATATGACTTGAAGATGTTCATGGAACCAGATAAGAAAAAGAAACTAATTAAGTTCCAGGAATCTGATGGATCAATAACTGAATCACCGATAGTAGGAGAGGAAGATAACGAAGAAGAGGAATAATGAAAATAGAACAACAATATTATAATATCCTTTGGCATAAACAACCAAAGGATATTTTACTTGCTATAGAACAAGCAGGTAGAACTTGTTATAAATCAGAAGATAAAATAACAGAAACTTCTGCAACTCCTTTCGTGGAAAGATTAATAGCTTCTGGACATGAATCAGTACTTGAACACCAGTCTTTTTCAGTAAGATTCATAACTGATAGAGGGGTAACTCATGAACTAGTAAGACACAGGTTAGCATCATTTTCTCAAGAAAGTACTAGATATTGTAATTATTCAAAAGATAAGTTCAGTAATGAGTTAACCTTCATATTACCAACTTTCTTATATGGATATGGGAGTGATAATCCTTCTTGGGAACATTGGCAAAAAGCTATGGAAGACTCAGAAGATAGGTATTTTGAATTATTGGAAGATGGTTTAACTCCACAAGATGCTAGATCAGTATTACCTAATTCATTGAAGACTGAGATAGTAATAACTGCTAATATAAGGGAATGGAGAACCATTCTCAAACAACGTACTTCAAAGAAAGCTCATCCTCAAATGAGGGATTTGATGACACCATTATTATATGAGCTTGATACCTGTTTAACCCCACTATTTCATGACATAGTAGATTTAAATTTATAGGTATGAAAAAGGATAATATCAATCACCCAAGTCATTACACTTCTCACCCATCTGGTATAGAATGTATAGATATTGCTGAGCATCATGATTTTTGTATAGGTAATGCCATCAAATATCTTTGGAGAGCTGGACTCAAATCAGAAGATGGGATTTCTAAAAAAGAAAAACAAATAGAAGATTTGAAGAAAGCTATCTGGTATATTAAACGAGAAATAAAACACCTTTCCAATGGGGAGGAATAATATAAAATGGTATTCAGATTCTCTAAGCTTTTGGGAAAAGATAAATGAAGCTTTCTTAATGGCAGATGAGAATCTGAATTTTGTTTGTAAGGGAAGAGCTACTTATCTATATGATTATGTAGTTGGGATTAAGAAACCAAAACTGGATTCAAAATTTGATTTTGGTAGGCACTTCAATTATACCATTTCAAAATGGAAATCTTTGGTGGCTAATTATATTTCTAGAGAAGAATTAAATAACCTTGCAATAGAAATCCATACAGAAGAAAATAAAAACTCTAGAGGGTATGCTTTAGCTTTGCAATTCCAAAATAACCATGGTCATGGGAAGAATTGTTTATTATCAATGGTATTTTCTAGACGACCAGGAAAAACAAAACCAAATATATGTGTTTTCTTAAGAGCTTCTGAAATAACTAAAAGGTTGATATGTGATCTTTTATTATTTCAAAGAATAGGGGAATATGTATATAAAGATACTGAGTTTACATTGACCATCCATTTTAACCAGATGTTTAATGATGATACAGTATTACTTATGTATCATGCTCATAAAGATATATTAAATTTTGGCATAAAATCAGAGTTAAAGGATAGATTAAAATATCTATTGAAGTGTAACCCAGATGAAATAAAATATAAAGTTCACAAAAGAGCTTTGAAAGTACTAAGACCAGAGATATTTAAATATCCAGTAACTTTAGCTAAAGATTGTAAGCTATAAACAGTGATGTTCTATCAAAATCTATTTGATATTGCAAATTCAAAAAAAAATGAAACGGCCAAAGTTTAAAGCTAAAGTGGATATTGATTGCAGGTATAGTAATACTCTAATATATGAAGTATCTGTTACCACTAATGGTCATCAAACTATGTCTTTTCCACAAATGTCTTTGGATGAGTTAAAAGAATTGAATGAAGTAATCTCTAAATTTTTAAAAGATGAGAATATATAGCAATGCTTATGAGTTGATGTCAGAAACTGGCAGAAACTTATGGGAAATGGGGGCTGAAGTAAAACCCAAGACCTATCAAAATAAAAGTATAGAAGGTATAGATGACTTCATAACAAAGGAGCTTATTTGTGAACAATATTGTTTAACTAAGTTACCAGATGAAGATAATCTATTCATTCATACCCATTCTAAAGATTGGGCAGAAGCTGAGTTCCAAGAAAGATTACAAGATAGTGTAAATCCTGGAGAAGCTTGGAAACTTCGTAAAGAAATATGGGAACAATTCTTGGATATTAATTATGAATTTGATTATACCTATAGTGAGAGGATTAATAATAAAATAGCTACGGTATCTGAGAATACATTAAGTGAAGTTATCCAATTACTAATTAATGACCCAGATACCAGAAAAGCAATTATCCCAATTTATGGATTGGAAGATAGTAATTATCTTGATGGTTCTAGAAGAATCCCTTGCTCAATGTACTATGATTTTTTAATTAGGACTAATGCAAAGGGGGAGAAACAATTAAATATTTGTTATCACCAACGATCATCAGATTTCATAGTTCATTTTGGAAATGACGTATTCTTAGCTTGGAAACTCATGGAATATATAGCTATTCAAGTTGGAGTTAATCCAGGGTATTTATATCATACTATAGATTCTTTACATGTTTATCGGAAGGATTGGGTAAAACTAAAAACTTCTCTTAAAGATTTGTAATGGATTTAAAATCCAACTCTGAACGGGTTGGTAATAGGGTTAGACTTTTTGGATTGATCACCCAATATCTACCAATATATCGGTCTCAGTATTTGATAGAGAAATAGAATAACCCTATTTTGATCAGTAAGAAGCCCATTGAGATAGTAACTATTTGAAATATCACTGCAGTATATATCACGTAGGCTGGTAGGGAGGGGAACCTATTAAATCCCCATTTAGGGGCCTTTAGCTCAGTTGGTTAGAGCAGTGGACTCATAATCCAAAGGTCACAGGTTCAAGCCCTGTAAGGCCCACAATTATGCCAGGATGGTGGAATAGGTAGACACGAGGGACTTTAACTTTTAGTTTTATGTTTGATAATTACTATATATATGGTCCTTATGATAATAACCATAGGTTGAGATTGGTTTTAGTGGAAAAAACTACTGGAAAGACAACCAGTATCTCCTATGCTAAATATCTAATGGAAATTCATTTAGGTAGAAAACTTAAACCCAATGAAACCATAGATCATATAGATGGTAATTATAGGAATAACAAAATTACCAACTTAAGAGTTTTAGTAAGAAGTATACATTGTAAACTAGATGTATATAGAATCCAGCCTATTACTATAAAATGTAGGTTATGTGGTAAAACTTTTACTAGAACTAAAAGAGGTAATAGAAGAGGTACCGGTTATTTTTGTTCCAGGGTTTGTTCGGGAAAATATGGCAAACTAATTCAACTGGGGGAAATTAATCCTATCAAAGTAAAAAAGGTTATTCCAGTAAGATATAAGATTAAAAATTTGAGTGCTTTTAAGGAAACTTAAAAAGTAGAATACTGTAAATTCAGGGAAGCCTTCCAAGTAATGTTGATGGTAATCCTGAGCCAAGCCTAAATATAGGAAGGTGCAGAGACTTTACACAGTACACCTAAGGATTTTTATCTACGGTGAAGAGAAAGTCCAGACCACAAACTATTTTTATAGGTAACGAAAGTTATAGTGGTAAGAAAATCCCTTAACCATTGAGGTTGTACGGGTTCGACTCCCGTTCCTGGTACTTTTCGGGATGTAGCACAGTCAGGTTAGTGTACCTGCTTTGGGAGCAGGTGGTCGAAGGTTCGAATCCTTTCATCCCGACCAATTTAAATATATAGCTATGAGGATTCTTGAAAAAGGTGAAGACAAAGTTTATATTAAACGGTGTGGTAATTGCAATTCACTAATAGAATTTGAAAGAACAGATGTTATCTATGATCCACTTTTTACCAGGTATGAAGCTTATTGTCCAGTATGCAGAATGAGGATATTACTTTCTCCATCTGACCTTTTATTAAGAAACTCCCAATCATCAATACAAATATCTGAAGAATGTTTACAAGATACAAAATCATAAGAAGTTTCAAAGAATTAAAACAATTGGTAGAAGCATGTCTCAATACGGGGTATGCTTCTGTCGACTTTGAGACTAATGCAGAGGGGATATATAAGGATACCTTTAAACCCACTATCTTATCAGTATCATTCCAAGTTGGTTCTGGTTGTTCTATTCCTTTACAACATTTTGATGAATCAGTAAAGGAAATACCATGGTTAAAATGGCTACAATATTTTGGTAGGAGGGTTGTAGAGAATCCTAATATAGTAAAGGTAGCTCAAAACTTCAAGTTTGATAATCAGATATTTGTTAAATATGGTATTTATGTAAGGGGAACTGTAATAGATACCATGTTAGCTAAGTATTTGTTAAATGAAGAAAAACCACATGGTTTGAAACCCATGGTAGCTAAGTATTTACCAGAGTTTGCAGACTATGAAAAATATGATAAGTTTGAAACCATACCATGGGATAAGAAACCATTGGAACCATTAGCAAGGTATGGTTGTATGGATACGGATTTTACCTTACGATTAGCTTTATTTCTGGAAAAGAAGTTGATAGATAAGGGTTTCTACAATCTATATAGAAATCTTATAATGCCAGCTAGTAAGGTATTACAGGATGCAGAAACTAATGGCTTACCCATAGATTTATCATTTAATGATTTCCTACAAGATAAATATGCAAAATTGATTCAAGAAACTAATGATAAATTAAGAAGTGTAAGGCAAATAAAACGATATCAAAAATATAGTCTAGAGCAAAGAAAACAAGTTTATATAGATAAACTAACCCAAGAAATAGAGGAACTCTCTGGTGATCCCAAAAAAGCAAAAAGCATAAAAAACAGGGAAGATAAGATATCAAGGATTTTAGCTGGGGAATATAAGACTAATGATGAAAAGAAACTTATTGAACCAGTGAACTTCAATTCAACCAAACAAATGGTTGATTTGTTGTATTTATCCCCAAAGGGTTTCAAATTCCCAATTGTAGAATATACAAAAGATAAAAGGAATAAACCAACTGATAACCCGAGTACTTCTGAAGATACCTTGATAAAGATATCAGATCAAGATAAAACTGGATTCATTAAATCATTATTATATTTAAGAGGTCTGGATAAGATGAATTCAACCTATATAGTTGGATTGAGGGAGTTGGTACAAAGTGATAACAAAGTACACCCCACCTTCTTAATCCATGGTTGTGTATCAGGTAATACTAAATTGATAGGTAAAGAAAATGATATAAGGATAAAGGATATATGTCCTAAAGAAGTAGGAGTACTAAACATAGAAGATAAGAACATATGGATATTATCTCATGAGGGTACCTGGGAACAAGTAACACACACCATAAATAAAGGTAAACAACCACTATATAAAATCACTACTAAAGATGGTGATATATTAAGGTGTACAAAGGAACATAAACTTTTAACCCCACGGGGATGGAAGAGGATATCATATATATTCAAGCATAATCTAAATGTGGTGATGTATGATACTTCAAGATTAGATATAACTAAACCAATTGTAGGTAAGAGATATGATGAAATAATATTTAGGGATATACCAGGTTGGGATGGGTATATAGCTTCATCAGAGGGTAAGATATATTCAGTAAAAATTCCAGGTGGAAGAGGCATGTTAGATTATAATCACCCACATGAATTAGTTCCAAGGGAATGGAAACCCGGGAGATTAAGAGTGTATTTGAGAAATAACTCTAAAAAGAAGTATGCTTTCCCAGTGTCTCATTTGGTATGGATGGCTTTTAATAGTAAGTTATATGTACCAGAAAAGATGGTAATAGACCATATAAATTGCAATACTCTTGATAATAGGCCCGAGAATCTGCAATGTATAACCTATTCAGAAAATATAAAGAGGGCTTATAAATATACCAGAACTGCATTTACTAGTAACAGTATTAATGGTGCCAGTAAGTTTAATACACTTACCATTTCTAAAGTACTAGAAGATTACCAAAATGGGCATACCCAAGCAGAAATATGTGAAAGGTATGATATATCCCAAAAACAGGTATCAGGTATAGTTAATGGTCAGAGGAGAAAGGATATATACTTAACAAAGCTGGTATCAATGGAATATGAGGGAGATAAGACCATATATGATTTATCAGTAAATGATAAGCATAGTTATATAACTAGGTCAAATTTTATAAACTCAAATACAACTTCTGGACGTCTGTCTTCAAGAAATCCAAATGGACAGAATATTCCAAAGGTAATGGTTAACCCAGATATAAAGAAACAATTTATACCACCTTCTGGGAAATTATTCTTAACCTATGACTATTCTCAAGCAGAGCTTCGAATATTAGCTCATTTAGCTAATGAAGAAACTATGTTGGAATGGTTTAGAACTGGTAAGGATATTCACTTGGCATCTGCTTGTAAGAAGTATCATGAAGATTATGATAAGATAATTAAGATATATGAGGATGAACAACATGAATTATATCCTCTTTGGAAAAAGAGAAGAAAGCAAGCTAAAACTATCAACTTTGGTATAGTTTATGAACAATCAGCACATAAGTTAGCTGAATCATTATCTACTCCAGAAGAAAAAGTAGAAGACTCAGAAGGACAACAATTCTTAGATGAATACTTCACTACCTTCCCCAAGATAAAGAAATTCATGGATAAACAACATAAGTTTATGGAAAAACATGGATATTGTGTTTCTTTATTTGGTAGGAGGAGAAGATGTCCCAAGGTATATTCAGATAATCTTTCAGAATATCTAGAAGCATTAAGACAATCAACAAACATGCCATGTCAAAGTGCAGCATCAGATATGGCATTATTTGCTTCTATTATAGTATGGGAAAAGGTTAGGAAAGGGGAACTCCCACCTATGAAGGAAGTAAATACAGTACATGACTCTGTATATCAATTTATAGAACCAAAATATATTACTCCAGATACCATCTATAAAGTTTGGGATATATGTCGTAACCCATCCACTAAAAAATATTTTGGATTTGAAATCAAGGATGTGGATATGTCAATGGATTTTACAGTGGGTAGAACTATGGCAGAAGAATTACCTTATATCCCGGGCTATGATTATAATAAAATGCTATCCAAGGATTTTGATATAGATGAGTATTATGCTGAACATAGGAAGGTAAAGAATATACCAATTGAAAAATATCCAAAGAAATTCAAATCTTATTTTGATGAATCATGGAGAAAAAGATAAGCGAAATAAGAGATGATGTTATATCAGTCAAATATAAGGGAAAATCAGTTACCATAAATATAACCAAGGAACTCTCTATAGATGAAAATATAATTAATTCCCAGCTTAAAAATATCCCTTCTAGTTATGCTTTTTTATGTTTACTAAGAGATAACTTAATTAAGAAAAGGGATACTCTAGAAAGGGAAAAAAACATTGCTTACAGTAAAGCTTGGTTATTCTATAAAGAATCAGATAATAGATTAAATAATGATACTGCAAATCATAAAGCAATGGTAAACCCTAAATATCTTTCAATAGAAGAGAGATATTTAAAAGCAGTTCATAAAGCTAACAAGTTAATAAGTATATGTAGAGCTTATGAATCAAGAGAAAGAATCATTCAAACTCTATCAGCAAATATTAGAAAACAATCTTAATACTTAAAGTTATGGATTTAAAACTCAATTTACCATCAAAACAAGTAGCTGAGAAAATCTCTGTATCATTGGTTGGATCACCTACTGAAAACCGGGTTGTAATTGTTTCACCCAAGGAATCAGATAGGAAAACTTCTAGTGGTTTATATGTACCAGATACTGTAAAAGAGGGAGTACCACGTAAGGGGGTAGTGGTTGGATTTGGACCAATCACCGATGAATATATTACCTATAAACGTATGATTAATACTGGAGATATTATTACCTATGGATTATATGCTGGAAAAGAGTTAGAACCTACCTTTACCAATGAAGAAATAGCTAAAGCGTTTAAGGATCATACTTTTACTATTTTATCATTGAATGAGGTTATATATGTTGAACCTAATAATCAATAACATATCATGGTAAAAGTTGTAAAGAAGAAAAAAAGAGTTTCTAAAGATGAGACTCCCAATAAAGTATTAAGTACTCGGGAGAGAATGCTTCAAAGAAAAAAGAAACTTGAAGAACGCAGTAATGGAGGTGGGGGTATTATATATCCTAAGAAAGGTACTTTAAGAGTACGATTAATGGACCAAGGAGAAGATAAAGAACTTGGTTTAGAGATTATCCAATTTTATTTAAGTAAAGAAAAAGGTGGTATAATCTCTCCAGCTACTTTTGATGAGCCTTGTCCATTTATGGAAAAGTATCAAGAGTTAAAAGGTTCTGATGATGAAGATGATCAGGAACTTGCAAAGAGATTAGTTCCACGTAGAAGGTATATAGTAGGTGGTACTTGTTACAAAGATGAAAAGGGAAAAGAAGTTGACCCAGATCGTATTTGTAAACCCATTCTAATCCCAAGATCAGTATATCAGGGTATAACAGATTTATATCTTGATGAAGATGACTGGGGGGATATGACTGACCCAGAAGAAGGTTATGATATCAAGATTACCAGAGCTGGTGAGGGTTTGATGGATACTACTTATACTGTAAATCCTTGTCCAGGGAGAAAACCTCTAGACCCAAAGTATAGAAAAGAAATGGATTTAGAGGAAATTATCCGGGGTCAAATGAAATCCTATGATCAGTTAGAGGAATTATTAAATGAGTTCTTAGGTAATTCATTTGATGATGACGAAGATGAAGAGGAAGAAAACCCACGTAAAAAATTAAGAAATAAGAAATCAAAATACAAGGGTGATATCTAATAAGTTGATACCATTTTAACTAAACTTAGCCAGGGTGGTATTAGTTACTGCTCTGGCTTTTTAATTGTAAAAACAGTATGGCAACAATTATAGGAGAAAAGAAGGTTAAACCTATAACTCCCAAAGCAGAGACTCAAACTCATGATGAAAAATCATTTATGGAGATTATCCAGAGTGAAGAATTTGATTTCTATATCAATGATTATATAGAAAGATATAATTCTAGACCAGCTCCAAAAGAAGGTTGTAGGTATATTAGAACTCCGTGGGACACATTAATAGACAGGGGAGAATTTAACCTGGTATCACTAAAGGATCATTTTGTTGATATTGCTCATAAAGCAAGCGATTTACCAGCTTCAATAAGAAGTGCAATTGTTGAATTGTTTACAAATTCAATAAGCAAGGTATTAAAAGATAGAATAATCAAAAAACAAAAAGAAGAACATGGCAAAGAAGAAGGTGGGTCTGAAAGTGCCAACGGCTAATGAGCTGAGCAAAAGATATGGTGATATGATAGTATCAGCTTCTGATACCAAAGAATCTGGATTATGGTTACCATCTACATTCTTTATGCTCAATTATACATTTGGTGGGGGTATTCCTTTTGGAAAGATATTAGAAGTAGCTGGTGAAGAATCATCTGGTAAATCTCTAATTGCATATAACTTTGCATATACCACTCAACAACTTGGTGGTCATGTTATATGGGTAGATGCTGAACAAGCTTGGATGAACTCATGGGCTCAAGAAAATGGAGTTGATCCTAATGGGGTAACTGTTATACGTGATACTCGTATTGAAAATATAGCTGATGCTTTAGCAGATGTAGCCATATACTGGAGGTCTCAATTAACTCACAATGAACCCATCTTACTTGTAGTAGATTCAATTGCTGCTATGGATTGTGCAGATAATATTGATTCTAAGATGGTGGATGGAAAGAGTGAGATGGGTGGTAGAGCAAAAGCTTTATATAAATTTTTCCGTATCAGGAGTGAGTTATTCTATAAATTGGGTATAACCCAAATATATATCAATCAATTAAGAACTGCTTTAAATGTTGGTTTTGGTAAAGATAATACCACAACTACTGGTGGAGCAGCTCTTAAATTCTATTCCTCAATTAGAGCAGCTTTTTATGCTGGTAGAAGTATAACAGTTAAATCTAAAGGTAAAGAACGTAAAGCTGGTAAGTTAGTTACTATACGACTTATTAAGAATAAAGTAGCTCCTCCAAGACCAACTATATCTAAAGTACCAGTATATTTTAACCCCAAGTTTCATGAAGTAGGTTTTGATAGGTATTTTGGATTAGAGGATGTATTTGTAGAAAATGATATCATTGAAAAATCAAGTGGTGGAGTTTATAAATATAAAGATAAGCAACTTTGTAGGGGAGAAGAAAAATTTCAAAAGCTTCTTGAAGAGGATGAAACTCTTAGGAGAAAACTTTTAAGAGCAGCTGAGATCAATACTATTGGTCAAACTAAAAAGCAACTTAGTCGTTTAACTGAAAACTTTTACCCAATAGATGGGGGTGTAGAATATGAATCATTTGAAGAAGCGGAAGAGGAAGAAGACGAATAGTTCTCTAAGAACCCTATTATTAATAGATGGTTCTAACTTAGCACATAGAGCTTATCAGAAGTTCAAGAATTTGAAGGCTCCCAATGGAAAACCCACGGGACTTATCTATGGGTTCATGAGGTTACTTCAAAGTTATGTGGTAAGATTTGGAACTTCATATGTAATTGTAACTTTTGATACAAGAGAGTCTAAAGAATCCAACTTTAGAGTAGAACTGTTAAAAGATTACAAAAAACATAGGAAAGAGAATAAGATAAACATGGATTACGGTGACTTTAACAGACAACTTAGGTTGATTAAAAGAATGTTAAAGTTATTAAATGTTCCAGTTATCTGGGATGGGGTTGGGTTAGGACATGAAGCTGATGATTATATTGGATACCTAACTTTAACTTACCCTGGAAAAGTAATCATTGTATCATCAGATAAAGACTTTTGTCAACTTCTTGATAAGAGAGTAAAGATTTATAACCCATTCAAAGATTCCATGATACACTATCAAACTTGTAGTGATTATATGGATTACACTGCTGATGAATGTGTAGACTATCTTTGTTTACTTGGGGATAAGTCAGATGATATTCCAGGATATAAAGGAATGGGTCCAGTAAAGATAAGACAATTCTTGGATGAATTTAAATCTATAGAAAACTTTTTATCTAATAAAAAGAATACCTTTAAAGGGATAGATCATGATGGTCTAGAACTTCTTTATGAACGTAATAGGGAATTAATAGATATTAAAGTTGCACTCTCTAGATACCCTATAAAAAAGCTACCATTATTAAAACAAAAAAGGAAAAGTATATATGTTGATAAGTTAAGAGAGATATTTAAGAAACAACAACTTATGTCATTCTTAACCGATGAATATATGGAACCATTTAAAAAATTAAAAGCATGGGAAAAAGGCCTATTAAAATCCAACTTACTGGATGTAGTGGAGTAGGAAAAACCACATTAGCTAAATATATTTCACAAGAATATGATATACCATTTGTATCTGGTTCTTATTCTGATTTAGTACCACAAACAAAGAATGAGAAACATGCAGATATGATAACTAAAAATCCAAAATTAATATATGAACAGGATCATCAAGTATTAAACCTAAGACACAAACAATTAAGAAACTTATATAATTTTGTAACTGATAGATCATATATTGATTCTATAGCTTATTTAATAAACAAGCTATCTATACATATTAAGGGTTGTGATATAGAACATTTTATCACTACTTGTGAAACTCTATTAGAAAGAGAATGTACTCATCTTATATTTATACCATTTACAGTAAAATTTCTCAATGAATGGGAAATAGAGGATAATAATAAGAGGGTACTTAATAGCTATTATCAATTCCAGATATCTCAATTAATCTTTGGTATATTGGACATGTTTAGTTTCAGATCAAGTAATGTAAAAACTTGGGTAGTGGGAGAGAAAACTGGAACTATAACTTTACCACTCAGTGGTAAAAAAATAGGGGTTTTAATATTAGATGAATTAGATTTTAGTAGAAGAACCACCATAGTTAAAAATTTCCTTGGTATATGAAAAAAGTTGTGGGTATAGTATTCTCTGACTTACACATAAACTTATGGAATAAATTTAATCAAGAAAACAAAAGGACCTTGAATCATTTTAGGGTCCTTTTCTTGATTAAATCCCTATGCATGAAGTATGGTTGCCCAGCTTTATTTTGTGGTGATTTATTTCATAAGCCAGAGTATATGGAGAATGAAATGCTGGAAAAGGTAATGGATGTATTTGATGAATTAGATTGGGATAATTGGAAAATGTATACCATATCTGGTAATCATGATATGAGTAAGTCGAATACAAAGGAAAATCAATCTCCAAGTTGGATAAAAACTTTATCTAGAAGATATGAGTTTTTGGAATGTATAGATTTCAACTCAGTAGTGGTTAATAATGATTTTGCAGTCCATGGGGTACCATATCTTGATCACAATAAAGGTCTCAATGATTATGTGAAGAATATAGAGATAATAAAAGGTAGAAAGGATTTAGATATACCAAATATCCTATTACTACATACAGATTATCCAGGAGCAAGGGATACTGATGGTATGGAAGTTGGTTCCGTAGAAAATCTAAATGTAAACATAGTTTCAAGATTTGACTTAGTATTGATAGGTCATATCCATAAACCACAAAGATTATCAAAGAAGGTATATATGGTGGGAGCACCATTACAACAAAGAAGAACTGATAAGAATTGTGACCTTGGATACTGGAAATTATATTCTGATATGTCTATGAAGTTTATCCCTTTAGAGGAATTTCCCAGATTCATAGATGTAGAAAAAGAAGAAGATATCAAGGATGATGGTAATTATTATACTTTGATATCAAAACAAGTGGAGGAATTGGATAACACTACCAATAAGATAACTAGAAACCTTTCAAAGAAAAGATTAGTAAGCAGATATCTTAGAAAGAAAGGTATAAAAGATCCCAAAAAGAAATCTTTACTGATTGATATAATAAAGGAGGTAGAAGATGATTGAGTTTAATAAAATATATATAGAGGGGTTTTGTAGCATAACTTCTCTAGAAATGCCTTTAAATACCCAAAAGATAACCATAGTAAGGGGTCCAAATGGATATGGAAAAAGTAATTTCTTATCAGCAATTGTATGGGCTTTATATGGTAAAAACTTAAAGGGTATTTCTGATGTGAATACCTGGAAAAAGTTTAGAACTAAAGATTATAGGGGTACTAAAGTTGAACTATACTTCAAACCGGGAGATGGTAAAATTCATAAAATTATTCGTTGTTTAGAATACAAAGGAGAAGTAGAGGGAGCAAAAGGTAATAATCGCCTAATATATCTAATAGATGCTGAACCAGTGAAAGATAAAACCAAGGTTCAGATACAGGCGCTTATAGATAAAAATCTGGGGATGTCTTATAATCTGTTCATAAATTCCATCATGTTTGGACAGGGTATGAAAAGATTAATTCAAGAATCCGGCAGTGATAAGAAGAATCTATTTGAAGAGATATTCTCTTTGAATTATATAACTAAAGCTAAGAAAATAGCTCAGGACAAGTATTCTCAACTAGATAAAGAATCATTTATAATTCAATCCAAGTTAAATTCTGTTATAGCTATATATCATTCTCAAGTAGAAAGTTATAAAGAAGAACAGGATAGGGCAAGAAATGCTGAAAAAATATATAACCAGAAAAGATCTTCATTGAAAGAATCCAAATCACTGGCTACAAAGACGTATAGGGATTTGACGGCTAACTATACAGATAACGAAGTTGAAACTATAGATAGTGAAACTTCTAGAATAAAAGAAAAGATACACCTTGCTAATGAAACCTTGAAAAATGCCAAGGGGATATCTGGAATTTCTCTAAAAGAATTAATCAACCAGGTAATCCAACTCTTAGAAGCTAAGAAATATTCTACAGCTTTATCAGAACTGAGAGAAATAAAAGAATCTTTTGGAATTATAACCGAAAAAACTCAAGAGATACAAAAACTAAATGTTAATCTTAGCTTATTATATTCAAAAAGGGATGAAAATAGAAGATTAGTTTCTAAGATACAAAAAGCTAAGGATGAAATAAGTTTCTATAAGAACCAACTTAGAGAATTAAAATTAACTAACATAGATATAGATTCTATAGTTAAAAAATATAACTCTAAGATGGATGAATCTTTGGTTAAGAAAAAAGCTTTAGAATCCCAGTTAAAAAAATTAACAGAAGAAAGGGATTTATATAAGTGGGCTTATACTGACCCATTTGGAAATAATGGTATAAAAACGTTCCTATTCGAGTCATCATTGGGATATTTAAACCAGGTACTAGAATCATATTCTGAAATACTTGGGTTCAATATACAGTTTAAAGTGGATTTAAATTCTACTAAAAAAGATTTTGTTACCCTGATAGTTAAAGATGGAGTAGATGTTATCTATGAAGAACTATCTGGTGGTGAAAAGCAATTATGTAACTTAGCTATGGCTTTTGCTATGAATGAAGTTATGACTGAAGCTAAGGGAGTTAATATAGCTTTTCTTGACGAAGTATTTGAATCATTGAGTTCAGATAATATAGAAGTAGTTATTGGATTGATAAGAAAAGTATACAAAAATAAAACCTTATTTTTGATAACTCATCAGGAATCTCTTCCTATTCCTAATGCGAAAACCTTAACTGTAAAGAAAAACCATGGTTTATCAGAGTATGAATTTCAATAATCACTATTGGTTATAAATTCATAGAATCATGGGTAAAGTAAATTCTAAACAAAAAGGATCAAGGTTTGAACGATCAATATGTAAATTCTTTCAAGATTGGACAGGATATGAGTTTAGTAGAGTTCCAGCATCTGGGGGATTAAGATGGAAAAAAACTGATAATATCACTTCAGATATAACTTGTTCAGATCCTAAACATTCTAGAAGATTTTCATTGAGTGTAGAATGTAAGTATTATCAGGAAATTAAGTTTGAACACTTATTACTTGGTAATAAATCTTGCAAGATAATGTCTTTTTGGGAACAAGCTTGTAGTGATGCAAAACGGGCAAACAAAGTTCCTATTCTTATAATGAAGTATAATAATATGCCCAAAGATGAAGCCTTCTTTATGGTAGACAAAAAAACGGCAGAGATTATACTCAACCAATTAGATAAACTTGAGAAACCAAGAATGGCTATCCAAATGGACAAGAATCAAGTTTTCTATATATTTATGCTATCTGATATAAAAAATATAAGCTATTCTACTTTTCACAAAGAGATAAGAAAGAGCTTAAAACCAAAGAAGTAATATGAAAGATACTCCCTATATATATTGTATATGTCGAATAGACAGGAAAACTTGGAAATACATAAATGAAGACCTGTCAAGTAGGGGGTATAAAAGAATCAAAGCTTATATCCCTACAGTTCAAATACTTAAGAAAACCAAAGAGGGAAAAAACTACTATGATGAAGTACCATTGTTATTTAACTATGGCTTCATAAAAATGAAATCAGAAAAAGCTTTTGATAGGAACTTTCTAAATAAACTAAAGAAAAACATACCTGGTATATTAAACTGGATGAAGTCTCCAGAAAATCTTTTCCCTAAGAAGAAAAGGGCAAGAATTGATAATGCAGAAGACTTTGATGATTTTTCTATAGTAGCAACTGTTTCTAGAAAACAAATAAGATATTACAAACAAATCTCTAAGAGAAATAATATTTTTTCTCTAGAAAGTATCACAAGCCTTAAAATAGGGGATTATATAACTCTAAGGGGATATCCCTTTGAAGGAATAGGGGCTGTGGTTGATGAGATAAGTTTAGTTACAAAAACTGTTACGGTTACAATATATCCTGGAAAGGGATCAATAACTATCCAATTACCCATGGATAATGTCTTATATTCAGTTTATAATAACTATGACGAGGATAATTTAGAATCTCCTGAAACTGAAATAGATATATCACAAATTCCAGATGGTTCCACAGAAGAACTTTTAAACTCAAAGCAATATTAAGATATGACAGAAAATCAGGAAAAAGCCTGGGATTGTTTAACAGAACAAGAACAGCAATTACTATTCCTGAGCCTTTCTCAGGGATTATCATCTAGAGAAGCTGGAAGTATCTTAAAGATATCACATTACAAGCTTCTAGAACATAAAGCAAGAGCTGAAAGGTTATTCAAATTATTTTCAGATTATTTTGAACTTCACCCAGATTTAATAAGACCAGGATCTCCATTAGCTTCAGTCTTTAAAGATTATCTTTATGGGTCTATGATGAAAAGATTATCTAGAGAAGAATCCTTATTTTATGCAGGGGATTCTTCTTGGTTGTTAAGACCAGTAAATAGAGATCAGATCATAAAGTATATGGGTAAGCTAAAGAAGTCTGAAGATAAATGGGACAAAGATCTGTATGCTTTAATAATGGAATTTGATAGGTGGAACAACTATAGAATACTCCCAAGAATTTTGCAAGCACCAACCCCATTTAAAAGAAGAAGTACAAAGAAGGATAAGGTATACCTATCTTTTCTTCATAGAATACCAGATTATAAAATAAGAGCAATGGTAGATATATTCTGGAGACATGGTAAACCAGAAAAAAGATATTATTGTTCTTTTATATCAACTATCTTTCCTGATGGTTATACTGTTGTTCCTATTGTAAGGAAGAAACCAGTAATTGAAGAAATAACCAATACTAAGATATATATCTTTGAAGATAGATTTGATGCTGAAGAATTTGGTCTCTTAGTATCTCAGTATTTTATGAATACAGCAGAAATATCGGGGGCTATGAAATTTTGGAAAAGATACAGAGAACTAATTCAAAACGCTATAAATTATAAGGAAATCAATAACATGGACTTTACTTGTGAAAACTTGGAGATGGCTTATAAACTAAAAAGAAAGCCATTGCATCAAAGAGTCAAAGAAAACAGGGAAAGACAAAAGAATATTGGATAAAAATATTTGCATTATAAAAATTATTCTCTTATATTTGCATTATAAATAATAAAGAAACCCAAAAACTAAAATACCATGGCAAAGAAAAAGAGAGGTCCAAAAATTACAACTGGTAGTAAAGAGAAAATGAACTTGCTATCAGGAGGTTTAGAAAATATGACTTATAGAGATTGCAAGAGAAGAGCAATTTCATTGGGTATGCCATTTCCAGATGCTTGTGCAGCAGATTGGAATAAATTATCTCAATTCATTCTTAGGTCTCCTAATAAACCAGATAATTCTCTTATTGATAAATATGATGATTGGGTTGATAAGATTCTAGAAGAAAGGGGTTATGAAAAGGATGACCCTATGAGAAATTATCAACTTAGACTTGGTTTCATTGGAGAAGAAACAGTTGAGAACCAAAAAAAAGTAAAGAGGGTTAAAGGTTTGGAAAAACCAAAGAAACCCAAAAGAGAAAAAGATGAACTTGGTTTATGGAAAGGAACTAAGAAATCTTATGCTTTTGAATTAACTCTTAAAGGTTATAGCATAGACCGTATTATAAGAAGAGTTATGAAGAAATTTCCTGATGCAAATCCTAAATCAATTCAACAATGGTATCGGGCAGCGTTAAGAAAAAAGAAGTAGATAGAACATTTGAAAAGATCGAAAAAAAGAAGAAAAAGAAAAAACCTTATACTGATATCTACTTCCAAATAGCTCATCAATTATCAAAAAGACTGGACGATAGGATATATCTCAATAAATACTATCCCTGGTGTTATAAAAATTATATACCAACAGTTGCCCTTCAGGGTTGGTATAATAGGAAAGAAGCTAAGCAAATATATAAACTATTTTATGGACCGACTGCTCTTAAACATATACGTTTTATCAAAGGGAGAAATGCAATAGCAAAGAACTTCAGTATAGGTAAAACAGTTTATATAGATGGGATGTGGAGACCAGTTAAAAATAAGGAATTTACTCCTTTCAGTATATATTCTAAGCATGGATGTAGTAAAAGGGTAGGAGAAAAAAGAATAACTGGGAGATCAATAATAGCATCTGGGGCAGTTGGTAAAAAGAGAAAAGAAAAAATCCTAATTCAGGAAGTAAAAGTTAAACTTGGGGATCATGGAATATCAAGAATTATACCAAAAGTTAAGCACAAAAAGAAACTTAGGGTATCGAAGGTTCAAGAGATTATCCAAGAAAGAAAAAATTCTCTTTATGAATAATGATCTAGAGATTGGAATAAAATGCTTAGCACTAAAATATAAGGGTATAACTAAAAAATCTCTAGAAAGGTCCCTAAAATGGGCAAAACGCCACTATAAAAGATATTCTAATTACCTGGTATATGAAAATCATTTTAGGAGGTATGAATACCAAGAAGTATATCTAGAAAAAGAATTTTTATTCAGGGGATTTGTTCCAGAAGACTCATATAAAAAGAAACCTGAATTTAACTATATTATCTCTAATAGAAAAATAAACGGTAAGAGATACATATATCCTAAACCTTTTGGAAGAGATATTTCTATTATTAACCAGGGATATCAAAACATATATGAAGCTATCAATTATATAGGGGTAGAAGGATATACTAAGGTTGATATTAAGTTCACTAAACTTCCAGAAAACAATGGAAATAAGAAAAAACGAAGGAAAAAATAGCCTGTGGGATAATGGTAAACAATATGCTATAGAAGAAACCCTTTATATAGCTTCCACTGGTAAACCCAAGGGGGAATCAACTATAACCCCTACGGAGATCTTATCTTCAGATGATTTTCTAAAACTATCTATTGAGATAGGTAAGGAAAATTATGAATCTAAAGAGATAACTAAAAAGATGGGTTTTCCTTTTTATACAGAAAAAAGGATAGTAACACTATAATCTAACAATTCAAACCCTTTAATTTTAAAATTATGGCACGTAAGAAAAAAGAAGTGAAAAAAGAAGAAGTTTCTCGGAAAGAGATTAATGGTCTGGTATTTGTAACCTATGATGACGGTTCAGTAGAGATTACCATGGCCCCTATTACCCTGACGAAAGAACAGGTAGAGGATATCTTTGGTGAAGCTGAGGAGGCAGAAGAAGACGAAGAGGAAGAAGAAACTGAAGAAGAGGATTCTGACGAAGAGGAAGAAGAAA